GATAAAAGTACTTAAAGATTATGATTCTGATGAAATTATTCTTATGTGGGACGAAGAAGAATTAACTACATTATATGATTTTGTAGATGAATTTTATTTAAAACTTATTGAAAAAATATGTGATGTTATTAAAAGTTATCAAAATGAAATAAAAAATTAATAGCGATAATTGGTTGGCAATGAAGTATCTTCTTTCACTACAGAAGATATTAATGGAAAAATTATTGGTTTTAAATTGGACTCTATCGCTAGTGTTATAGTTGACATTAAAGAAAGTACCGAATGTATTGAAAATAAATAAAAAATACACAATAAAACTAGGATTTGGTTACTATTTTTGAAAGGAGGAAATATAATATTATTAAAAAAATAATAAGTTATATAAGAAATATATTTAATAAAAGTAATATTCATACAATTACTTTAACTCCTAAAGGAATTTCATTTTTTAAATATTTAAAAGAAAAAGAAATAAATGAAGATATAAAACCAATAGAAGCATATGATAAGTTTTTTGATGAATTTGATGCCTATATGACTGAAAATTGTTTAAAATTAGAAAAGGAATTTCTTAAAAATAATTCAAATAAAATATTAAATATAAAAATAATTAATAGTAATAAGTGGTATAGAGATTACGTAAATAAAACATTTGATGTTTATGATTATAATAAAAATAATTATTCTTTAATTGGTAAATGTTTTGGATATTTAATAAAAAAAGAAGATTGTATAGTACTTTAAAATTAGATTTTTATGATAGATGATCGAATGGTCTTAGATATTTCGTTATAGGTGGTGGGATTAATGGAATGCGAACATAAATTTGTACTTTTAGATACGATTAAACGAAAAGCAAATGAAAGTTACGGCAACACTTATAAAAGAACAGATATTTTCTTTTGTGAGAAATGCTTAGAAACAAAAGAAGTTAAAAAAGAAAGATATATTGGTTATCGTGAACAAATACCAGATTGGTATTAAAAAATATTAAATGCTGGATACTGCGCTTATCACTAAACTACCAATAAAATTTAAAGGAGAGAGTGCCAGAGTGAGAGAGTATAATGAGTATGTAGAGGATAAATTTAAAGAGTGGAATAATAAGTTTGAAATTCCATATGGTTACGAGTTTCAACTTAAAACAATGTTTGAGTTGGAAGAACAATTTAGAGAAACACCAAAAGAAAACGTAAAAACTAAACGTGATATTTTAGACATGATTAATAGAATATATTACAGTATGTATAGATTAAAAGAAAAGAAAATAATATTTACAGAAATACCATGTAGACAATGTTTATTTTTTGATAGAAATATTAAATATGCTCCAGGTACAGAGTTAATGTGTAATAAACCACTAATTAACGAATTAATTTATAGTTGCAATAAGGATAATAATTATAAATATTATATATCAAATCTTATTTATAATAAATAATAAATGTATCCAGCATTTATTACCATAAAAAGGAGATTTCATAAATGAATTTACTAATAAATTTTTGCCACAATCACTGTAAATTTTATAAAGATGGTTGTAATGAAATGTTAAATATAAACAATGCTACTTATTGTCCTGCTGAACATTTTGCAGATTGGTTATCTAATGGGTTAGAGCAACTAGATTTGAGGCGCAGATAGAGTGATACGATACGGCAGAAAGGATTGTAACCACATCTGGCGATACAGAAAAGAAAGTTGGGAGGATGAGTGCATCCCTGCAATTTGCGTTGAGTGTGGAGCGTTTGGGTGCGGTTGTGACTTTAATCATGATGATATACCGAAGGATATTTTCTTTGGCGAAGGTCAACGGTATGATGCTAATATAAATGGTAAGTGGGTTAATCCGTATATAAAGGAGAAATAAAATGGGTTACAGTGAAAATTTAGTAGATATACTAATTGACAATTTAATTAAAAGAAGTTATTGTCCCGATAGTCTAGGTTTAGAAGTTAAAGATTTTGAGAGTGAATGTAATGAAGAAAGAAATTGTGAAGACTGTTGGAAAGAAGCATTAAAAGAGGGAAATTGAGATGAAAATAGGAGATAGAATCAGATGTGATAATGGTCAAATTTATACTTTAGGCGATAGTAAAGATTATACTTTTACTATAATTAACAAGTCAGGAAAAATTGTAAATGAAGTTATGGATTCATATTTAAAAGAATGTATGAATCGTGATCCTGAAAATATAAAATATTTATGTGTTGGTAGAGATATATATGATAATTTCATATATGTAAAAGTATTAGAATTAATTGAACCAAGAAAAGGTAAATGTTCACAGTTTGGAAGATCTGATGGAATGGATGGTTCTTGTCATTATTGCTTGGAGTTAGAAGAAAAAACATTTGAACTTTGTAATTTAAAAGAGAAATTATTAAGATATATAAAAAGAAATACAGATATATATTTGGAGTCATGTAATTTTAATAAAAATATGCTTGATAATTTGAAATATTATATTGAAAATATAACATAAAATCTTGTTTTTGTGATAGGAGAATAAAATGGAAATAAAATTTAGAGCATGGATTAAAGATGAAAATAAAATGGTTCATGGTTATGATGCTACTGCTAATAGTATATTCACATGTGGTTTTAGATATAGAAGGAATGAAATTGAACTTATGCAATACACTGGACTTAAAGACCGCAATGATAAAGAAGGTTACAGAGAAGATATTGTAAATCATGATAAATATGGCAATTTTATAATTATATGGGACGATGTTGAAGCTAGTTTTATTTTAAAATCAATAGAACAAAAGTATGGTGCTTTACCAATGTCATTATTGAAAGATTGTAATATTATTGGGAATGTTTATGATAATCCCGAATTAATACGGTCACAAAAATGATGTTTTATACCCTATTACCCAAGAGAACATTTCTACAAAACCCTGTACTATGAGTAAAACACATATAGAGGAGGAACCTATGTTAAAAGTAAAACAAATAATTAAAAAATGGTTATTAAAAGAAGAATTAGATAATTTATTAACAAAAGAATTAGGTGATATTAATAATAGATTAAATAAGTTAGATAATAAGATTTTTAATGTTAATGATAAGATTGATAGATTCTATAACGAAATATACGATCATAGTATACTTATTTATCAACACAATAAAGATATAATAAAATTATACGAGCATAATAATATGGATTATTCTAAGCAAATAATTTATACTTTACCTTTATCAACAAGTTCAACAACAAATTTGTCAAGCTCATCAGCTTGGATGGTAATAAAATAAGGAGTGTTGATTAATGATTAAATTAAGAGATAATGATTTTTACTTTACAATGGAAAAATTGCTTTACAATAAATTAAATATGGGTGCTATAAAAAGAGATTTAGTTGATGTTTCATATCTAAGAAGTGCTAGTAAAACATATACTTTAGTAAAATTTGCAAAAGAAAACGATCTTGATGTTGTAATGGGATTTACTTCTATAGCACATAAAAAAAGAGAAGATTTAAATTATGAAAGAATTTATGGAGTAGATGAATTAGAAGGGATGCCTAGAAAATCTGTTGTTATTGATGAGGGAATACCGTCTAGTAAATTAAAAACAATAAAAGAAAACGGACATAATCTTGTTACTGGTTATTATTGTAGTTAAAATATGGCGATAAAATAGCAATTTTATCTTTATAAAAAGGAGGATAAATGGAATATTTTATTAAATGGCTAAAGGCATTTAAACTAATTATTAGTTTAGAATATAGTACATTTCATTTTGGTTTATTATTTTTTGGTTTTTATTTTATTAAAGAAAGAAAACTATATTTTTCTATACACTTATGGTTTCCCAAATATGCTTTAATAATTACTAATAGTGATAAATATTTCTTTTTAAATTCTGCATATAGATTTTATAAAAAGAAATTAATAAAAGATTTTAACTTTTATATACTACACGTAATTGGTGAAAATGCAACTCAAATTAAAGGGAAAGAAAGTAAATGGGAGTAAAATGATGATTTTGTGATATGAAAGGAGATAAGAATGGAAAAGTATTTGTGGAAATTTGATTTTAACTGTGGACGAATGGGATCATTAGATGGTTTATTTATAGCTACAGAAAAAGAAGTCAAGAATATAATTGGTAAAAAGGCTTATTTCGGAGAAGTATTGGGTAAACATAGTGAAGTTTACGGTGTTATTGAAAAAACAGAAATAGAAAAAGTTGATCTTGATTCTGCTGCCGTTGAAAAGGTTAGCAAAATATTGGGCGACACATGGAGTGGTTTTAATCCCCTCAATTATATTAAATATAAATGTCCTAAATGTGGCGAAGAAGTTCATAACGAAGAGTTTGATAAAAAAAAAGGTTTGTGTTGGGATTGCTCAGATAAAATAGAAGGAGAAATTAAATAATGTCAAAATCTTTAACTTTAAATTTAGATAATTTATATGAACAAGGTTATTATTATACTGGTTATGATATAGGTGGTTTGGGTCATAGTATAATCATCAAAGCAGAAGATAAAGAAAAATTCTTAGATGAATTTGCACGTATTTGGAGATTAGAAGCAGAGAGATTATTAAAAGAAGTTGAAAAATAAAGAAGTATTTTGTGAGATAAGAAATTGGAAGGAAGTAATTAAAATTTGAAAATAAATGAACTTCTTAAATTATATGAAATGTTAAGTTTTTGTTTAGGATATTTTAAAAACAAAGAAGATGTAGATGAAGAATTTGTTGATATAGCTGATTGTTTTCATTATGTAAAAGAAGAATTAGATAGAATGTTAAAGAAAGAAAATATATCTTAAAAGAGGCATTTTGTTCTCTATAAAACAATAACACCCTCCTTGTACTTTGGAGAGAGCTATTGTTGCACAAAATATATCCTTGATGATAATATTATAAGTTAGTTTATAATAAAATATACTTAGTAAATTATGGTAATAAATTTGAACTTTTGTGACCATTGAAAGGAGATTAATCATTGGATATAGTTAAAACTACTACTATATTAGATGACAATGGAATTGATATTAAAGATAAAATATCTCTATTTCATCTAAGAGTTAAAAACAAAAAACATAAATTAGATGGTGCATATGGTGTTTCAAGTGCAGAACGCGATCCGGGTGGATTCTATGAAGTAATATCAGATATTTATTTAATGGGAATATATGAAGGCAATAGTATTATTACAGAATTTAATTATCCTTATACTGAGCATTTTAATATAGAAAATGAAAATGTTGAATTAATTGATATAAAAATTGTAGATAGTAGAAGTTTTGCAAGAGAATATTTTGAGAATAAGTAATTTAAGTTTTATTAAAAAGGAGTGATTATATATCCGAATAGGTATTACGGGAACACATGGCACAGGTAAGACCTCGGTCTGTAAAATATTATCTGAAACTTTAAATATCCCTTATATTGAAGAACAAGCGAGAATATCTTTTAAAATATTAAACATACAAGATTTAGATATTGCTAGATTAGATAATGATAAATTTTCAAATTTTCAACAAGACGTTTTGCGTAGACAAATTAATGAAGAACACAGACATAGGGATAATTTTTTAAGTGATAGGACTACACTTTGTAACTATGCTTATTATGAAGCAAATACAAAAGATTCTCCTAGAATTAGAATGGGATATCAAGAAATTGCTTTAAATAATTTTATGTTTGGTTATGATTTAGTAATTTATGTTCCAATAATCTTTGGATTAATTTTAGATGGAGTTAGAAATAAAGGTGAAGATTATAGATATAAAATAGACTGTATAATACAAAATTATTTAAATTTTAATAAAAATGTTTATAAACTAAAATCAGAAGGAATAGAAAACAGAGTTAATGAACTAACTGAAGTGATTAACAAATGGAAAACAAAATTAATTTAAACCACCTCAAAACTATTTATTCCCGAATCATTGACTTAGAAGATAGGGGTCTACCTTTTGAGTGGCACAAACTAAAACCACTTTATAAATTAGAAAACCAAATTCTTAAAGGTTATCAGTTAACCAAAGAAGATATTATCAGAAATAAACTTGATAAATATGGAGGACTAAATGGGTAAGAAAATACCTGAATCAGAACGTAAATTAAGAAATATTAAACGAGAAAAATATAAAACAAGTACAGATTGTATTGCCTGTTTAAAAAATACTATAGGATGTGATAGGGGTAGATTGTACGTGAGTAGGCTTTTACCTGGAAGAGCATATAAGTGTGTACCATGTTTCAAATAAAAAAACTTAGGAGGAAATATATTGAATAGTAGATTATATATTAAAGAATCAGACGAATACAGTTTAGTATTAGATTGGAATTATAACGATCTAGATGAAACAATAAAAAACTATAAAAAAGATAATAATGAAAAAATATTTTATATGGCAATACAAGATAACGAAGACGATTTATGTATAGGTTTAACTTTAGAAGGTATGCAAAAACTACAAAATCACATTGATGAGATGATTAAATATATCATAAATTGAGCGATTTATTACTATTTTGAGGTTTATATTATAAGGGGTGATTTATATTAGTATTGATAAAGACATGATTGAAACAATGATTATTTCAGAATTACATAAAGCAGAAAAGAAATTTAAACCATTTAATTCAGGTCATGAAGGTTGGGCAATTATTAAGGAAGAAATAGAAGAAATGCAAGAAATATTATATGGTATAGATTATTATATGGATGCAATATGGAATTACGTTAGAGAAAATTCAACAACACAACAATTATTTCATGCACAAAAAATGTATGATGTTACTCTAGATATTATTAAGGAAGCAATTCAAGTTGCTGCTATGTGTAAAAGATTTCAGAAGGATTTAGGTACAGGGGAGATAAAATAAAACATTCATGGTAGGTGAAATAAAATTTTAAAATGGTTTAAAAATAAATTAAAACAGTGGTTAGATATTATTGAATTAGAAGAAAATACTAGAGATAATTTCTTTTCTATAGATAGACTTAATGGACAAATGGCACAACAAAAAAACCTTATAGATATTAAATTATCTCATAATGAACAACTAATTAAATCATTTCTTGCAACGTGTAAAACAGGATATGATTTAGGAGTATCAAATTATCATAAAAATTGGTGTGTTTTTGTCAAACAGGGTAAAAATCAAGATTTTATAAAATTCATTGATTTAAGCGATATGACAATTGAAGAAATAAGGCATTTTGAAAAACAATTAGATGCAATAAATCAAAATAAACAGAAAAGATATTATTATATTGATGCTCCAATGGGGATTAAAGATCATTTTATGTATAAATAGGGGGATAATTAAATGAATCAATGTTATGATTGTAAAAATAACAAACAGATTGTTAATAATGATAGTTATATGAAACTTAGTTTTAAAGATGCATTATGGTATTATGAACGTGGTAAAACAATTGAATGTAGAATATTAAATAATAATGGTGAAATTATTGATTGGGAAAAATACAATATATGTGAAGGATTAAATATAGCTTTAGAATTTAATGAAATACTAAATGGGCAATGGTATTTAGTTGGTAAAAATATCATTATGTAGTATTTAAAGAAATAGAATTATCTATATATAGTATATAAATGGCAACGAAATTCGCATTTTATGATAGGAGGAAAATTATTGGATAATAAATGTTCTAATGAAGAAATAAATGTTTATTTAAAAAATAGACAAGAATCAGAAATTATACAAAAGATAGATAAATTAATGGAAGAAATTGAAAGCAAATTTGATTGTTTTAGTATTATATATTTAGATTACTGGAGAGGAAAAATCATAAAAGAAATAATGTATCAAAAAGTAAAAGATATACTTAATAAATTTACTCAAAAAGAATTATTAGAATATAATGAAATGGCAAAAATGTTTACAGATAGTAATTGTTGTTTTAGTTTTTATAATGTTGCACGAATAGTACATACTGAAATTATAAATATTTTATATCCAAAGGAGGTTTTACAATAGAAAATTTAATATCAAACAAACGAGTTGAAAGAATGGAAGTATTTTGGAATAGTGATATACCTAAAAAATATAATAGAGATCAATTAATTGAGTTTGCCAGAGATGATATTGAAATTTTATTGAGAGAACGAAATGAAATGGCAAAAATATTAGATTTACTTAATGTGATTGAAAATCATTTTAATGGGGAGGAAAAGTAATGTTAGAAAAAATATTTATTGCAAATTTATACGCTGAAGATAATGATTGGTTAGGAATTAAAAAGTTTAATGATTATCCAACAGAAAAACAAATTTATGATTTTATTAAAGAAAAAACTGAAGACGATAAAGATTGCCATGTAGAAATTGCTAAAGGAATCAAATATAAAAAAGACAATAAAATGGATTGTCAGAATTGTAAATTACACATGAAAGAAATAGATTATAGTCATAATGAAGTAGGTTGCAGATGTTCTGAAAATAGAGTTGAACATACTTATAGTTGTATTAATCAAAAGGTTAATACAGAAAATTGTGCTTATTGTAGATTAATAAAATAGTCACAAAACCGTAATTTTATGATAGGAGATGATAATATTAATTTAATAAGTATTATTAAAGAAATACAACGTAAAATAAAAACATTAGAAAGTGATAGAGATAAAGCAATTAACAGAATCACAAAAGAATATGATAAACAAATTAAAGATTTAAAAACTGCATTGCAAGTAAATTTAGACATGAATACTACTTGTTTAAAATGTGAAGGGAAAAAATATATAAAAGTGTATTCTGGTATGTATGAAGATAGAGGAACAAATGAAACCTGCGATAGATGTAATGGTACTGGTATTGAGCCACCTAAATTGGTATAAAAATGTGGTTTTATGATAGGAGAGAAAATATGATTAAACTAAAACCAACAAATGAATGTGAAGTTATAGTTGAACCTAAATATGCTGGTAATTATGGCATTTTTAGGATTGGTGGATGTCAAAGAATACCGAAAGAAGAATACAATTTATGTGAGAGCATTAAAACCGATATAAAAAGACATGTAGATGATGTAGGACAAGTTTATATAAAACAAGAACATCTTTATGAAGTTGATGGTGAGGAATTTGATACTTTATATGAAGCACTTTTATATAAACATGAACCAGAAGATATAGAGAAAAGTATTTTACCAAAATATTCTTATAGATATAAAAGGCCAAATGATAATTGTGGTAGTTGTAGTTCTACTAACGATTTCAAAAAAGTAATTGAAGAAGCATATAGAAACCCTTGGGAGTTTAGTGTTAGTAATGCAGAACAAATATTAACTATAGAACAACAAAAATTTTTACAGAATGTAATTAATGCAGGACTAGAAGCAAATGGAAGAATTGAATGGATAAAAAATTAACTTAAAATATCACATTTATACCATTAGAAAGGAGTAATTAATTTGGATATTAATTTATTTTCAAGAATAGTTAAAAAATTAGGAGATACAAACATTGAAGATTTTGAATGTACAATTGATAGTAAGATTTATGGATTTAAAGATATAGGAGATAATACATGGGACGATCAAGGTAAATACCAATATAAATATGAACAAGGTCAGTTGATAGAGATGGATAAAAAATATAATGAAATACAATCATTTAATTTCGGGGTTTCTCGTACCGTACAAAGAAGCGGTTCATATTTTTCTGATTATTATTACGAACATTATCCTTATGAATATTTTGAAATTAAAGAAATACTAATACCAGAAAAAATTATTCCTGCACATACAGAAAATCAGTGGAATAAGTTAGTAATTGATTTAAATAATATTGTAGACGAAGAGGAAGAAGAAAGAAAGAGATTAGAAGCAGAAAAAATAAAATTAGAAGAAGAAGCAAAAGTAGAAAAAGAAAGACTCATTAAACTTTATCCAATGAATAAACAAGAAATAATTAAGATAGTAAATAAAAATTTAAAGAAAAAAGGAATAAAATTTACAATACAAAATATGAGAAAAGAATATTTTGATATTGTTGTATCTAAGAATCTTGAAAGTCAGGAATGGATTGATTATCACAAAAGTATATTTGAAAATATGTAATCAAATTCACTTTTTATGGTAGGAGAGAATGATGAATTATAAAAGAGAAAAATATCTTTTATTAAAACAATTACATGATGTAGATCTAATAAATGATTTTAAACAAAATAATGTAATAATTGCTGGTGGAGCAATAACATCTATTTTTACAAACAATAAAATAAATGATTATGATATTTATTTTCGCAATATAAATGAATATGATTATATAAACAAACTATTGCAAAATAAAGAAGGATTTAAAAATATAGTAAGTACCCAATCGGCAGAAACATATAAAAATAATGAAAAGAATATTACAATACAATTAATAAAATTAGAAAGAATGTTATTTGATAATCCAGAAGATACAATTAAAGAATTTGACTATAGTGTATGTATGGGAGCATATGATTTCAAAACTGATAACTTTGTATTTGACAAGAATTTTATCAAACATAATGCACAAAAAAGATTGATCTATAACCTTAAATGTAAATATCCAATTTGTGCCCTATATCGTTTGAAGAAATATATGAGAAAAGGTTATGAAATATCAGGAGCAGAATTAATTAAATTGGCACTTGTTGTTCATAAATTAAATCTTAAAACCTATGCAGACCTGAAAGAGCAATTATTGGGTATAGACACTCTGATGCTAAAAGAATTAACCGAGAAATTAGAAAGCGATGAATATGCCAAAAAAGAATATGATTTTGATGAATTTATGCATATAATTGAAGAATATTTAGATAGATATGAAGATATTTTAAGTTAAGGAGATAAATATGAAAAGAAAAATAACTATAATCTGTGGAGATAGAGGTTATTATGAAATCGAAGATCTTACTGAACAATATAATGATTTGCTTTGTACTGATATGACCGAAGAAGAAGTAGATAAATATTTTGCCCCTGGTAAATATGACGGAAAAGATAATGGTACTTATGCTTATGCATTTATAGAATGTCTTTGTCAAAGTGATTATTGTCCACCATATTTATTTGATGGTGATGATATGAAAGTTATTGTAGAAATTGTTGAGTAATGAAACACGTATTTTGTGCTAATAAGTAGGAGGTAATACTATACTTAAAATAAACACAATTGTTAACAAGGGTGGAGAAAGAAAAGAACTATCTAAAATTAAAGATTTTAATTGTACTAATTGTGGAAATGATAGTTTTTTATTGACTTGTAAAATAAAAATTATTAAATTAGGTAATGATGAAAATTTGAGAATTAAAGCAATGTACCCTAAATGTAGTATATGTGGAACTGAATTTCCTGAAGTATTTTAATAGTAGGAGGCATAATGAACTTACAAATAATAGAAGCGGTAAGGTGTAAAGGGATATTAACGCAAGTTAGTACATGTTTGAGGTGTCAGTATTTCGTTACTAGAGATGAAATATTGGGACAAATTGAATGTAGAAATGAAAATAAAAAATATAGCAGGGAAGAACATATTAAAAAATGTAAAGAATTTTATGGTAATAAAATTATAGAGTTTGGTGATATTGATGAAAAACCGTAAATGCCACTTCTGTAAAATGGAAGATAGTGAAATTAATCTTATTAGAGTTGAAGTTGGAGATAAAACTAAATTAAAAAAATATGCACATCAAGAATGTTATAAAAATTATTTGAACAGGAAAGAATTTTTTAGTTATTTGCATGAAGCACTAGACATACCAAAATTAGATAGATGGACAGTTATGAATATAAATAGTATTGGTCAGGACTATTCTTATGAGGTCATGTTACATGCTTTAAAGGTGAAAGAAAAGGTGATGTTGGAGAAATTTGGAAAAGGGTTCCCATACATTTTGGCTATTTTAAAAAATCAACTTCCGTTTTCATATAAGGAAATAAAAAGGCAGCAAAGAGAAAAAGAACTACAACAACATAAAACTAATAATAATTCTTTTTCATATGAAGAATTACCAGAAACAGAATACAAACAAAAGGAAGGTAGACTTGACATATCTAATCTTCTAGATTAGAGAGGTGAATTAATGGAGCAAGAAGACATTTTACTAAAAGAAATATATCCAGACGAAGCATTTTTAGTTGCACTATTTTATAATAATCCAAAACTATATGAAGAATATGAAGAAACAAAACTAAGTACTAAACATTTTGGTAATAAGATTTGGAAATTTTATTTTAAAATAGGTAGATTAATTGTTGAACGTGGTGGTCAAGTAATAGACGATATTACTGTTGCAAACATAGTAAATGAATTAAAAATTGATAAACATTATGATAAATATAATAGATATGAAACAATAGAAGAATTATTAGATGAAATAGAAAACAAAAAAGACAATATGCAACTATATTATAATAATATTAAAAAATATAATTTACTTAGAGATTTAAAAAAACTATTTGGTGATAATGTAATAAAAAATGAAGGTAATTATGACTATAAATTATTATCAGTAGAACAAATAGCAAATTATTGGTTGTATAAAACAGAACAAATTGTCATGAGTAATGTTGAAAATAATTTTGAAGAACAATTTTTACTTGATGGTTTAGACGAAGAAGTTAACGAATTAAAAGATAATCCAGAAAAAGGATTGCCATTTAACAATGCTAAATTAATGACAAGAGCAACAAATGGTTGGGTTGATGGAGAATTTTATATTTTTGGTGGTTTCGGAGGAAGAGGTAAAACTTCATTTACATTAGAAAAAGTTATTGCATCTTGTATTAAACATAAAGAAAAATTAGTAGTTATTGCAAATGAAGAATCAATACAAAGATTTAGAAGAAATTTATTAATTACTGTAATGGGCAATTTTACTAAAGAGGGTTTTGCTAGACATAGAATAAATGAAGGTAAGTTTACAGAAGAAGAATACGAAAAATTACAAAGAGCAATTAAATGGGTTAAAAATGTGACCGAAGGCGATAAAAAATTAATTGTTTTTGTATATATGGAAAACTATATTATAGAAGATGTAAATAAAATAGTTAGGCATTATTTTAAAAGAGGAATTAAAAAGTACATAGTAGATACTGGTAAACCAAGTGAAGGTAAAAGTGGAAAAGCAAGATGGGAAATAATGACTGATGATATGAAAGATTTATATAAAATATGTAGAAAAAATGGAGGTGGCTTAGGAGTTACTATATGGGTTAATGTTCAGTTAGCAGATGCAGCATTAAAAATGAGATTCTTAAATGAATTTGCATTAGGTGAAGCTAAAAAAATGAAAAACGAAGCATCTGTTTTATGGATGATAAGACCTGTATGGGATGATGAATTAGAAGGAGGAAAATATGAATTAAATTGTTTTAAATATAGAAAACCTGAGTTTGGAGAAGAAAAACCAGTAAGAGAAACTTTTAAACTAGATAGATTTATAGATCAAAAATATTATTTATTATTTACTGCAAAAAATAAATTAGGTCAAAGTAATGAAACTGGTTTACCACAAATAGTTTATAGAGTTAATTTTAATAAAAATTGTTGGGAAGAAATTGGGATGACATATGTAATTGATGATCATAATTATTACTAGAATTTAGACAAGAAGGGGTTGATTCATGGATTTAAAACTACTTAAAAAACGCATATATGAAGAAGATAAAATTGAAACCCTTCTTGATAGTTTAAATTGTGAACACATTAAAAGTGAACAGAGTGGTAATTTAATTGTTGCTCAATTACCTGATGGTGATAATAAAAGATCAATTCAAATTAAGAACAACGAAAATTTGACAGCAAATATTAGATCAAAAGGAATTGGTGGAAATATATTTAGTATAGTAGGATATATTTTATATAATGCTGCTACATTTGAAGAAGTAAGAGAAAATTTATATCAAATAATTCAATATATATGTAATACATTGGATTATGAGTTAGAATATTTTAATCAAGTAGAAGAGAAGAAAACTGATTGGAATTGGTTTTTACGGAATGTGCAGAAAGATAGAAAGAAAGAATTCAAACTTGATGAAATACCTATAAATAAAGTGTTAAATGAAAACATATTAAACCAATATATAGATTATTTATATATTGATTGGTGGAAAGAAGGGATAAATGAGAAAACTAGAAGATTTTATAAAATTAAATTTGATTTACGTACAAATAGAATTATAATACCTATATATAATGAATCTGGTTTAATTGGTATTAAGGGTAGGTATATTTACAAAGACGAAAAAGAAGAGAAAAATAGTGATATACCAAAATACTTTCCCTTATATAATTTTTACAAATCTATAGAATTATTTAATCTAGATAAAGCAAAAGAATATATTTTACAAAAAAAACAAGTAATCATTGTAGAGTCTGAAAAAAGTTGTATTAAAGCATGGCGATGGGGAATTAAAAATTGTGTAGGACTAATGGGTGGTGATTTATCTCCAACACAAGTATATATACTAAAAAAATTAGGAATAGATATTGAATATATTTTTATGTATGATAAAGATAAATTTGATAATGATAAAAAAGAAAAAAATATGATGTTACAAATTAAACAGGTTAGAAATAGAGTAATAAAGATAATGAATGATAGAAATGATTTATTAAATATCAAAGAAAAACATTCTCCAACTGATTTAGGGAAAGATATATTTACGAAGTTATTGAATAATCACATAAAGTTAATATAAAATATAAACCTTGACAAAATTAGTAAAATATGATATAATGCAGGTATGTTTCTATAAAGGAGTGATAAATATCGCACATAAACAAAATAATATTATTAGTAGTTTAATTAATCTCTTAGTACTAGCATTTATTACTATTAACGCACTATTACTAGCAATATCAGTTACGGGATTAAATTATAAATTCTTTAAATATATTTTTCCTGGTATTAATTATTAAAGAAGGTGATTAGATAGCAAGCTGGCAACAAAAGGAACCCAAAGAAGAATTTTTTATATTTGATAATATAGAAGAAAAATTACGATGTATATACGGAATTGATAATCTAAATGAGTGGTTAAAACCTAGCAAAAAATCAGTACATAACCCATTTTTATTAGACAACATAAAAGAAGTTGCAAAAAAATTAATTAAAGCAATTGAAAATAAAAATAATATCTGTATCAGCTATGATATAGATGCCGATGGGATTTGCGCAGGAACAACTTTATATAGATATTTAAATCATTTTATGGACAATATTTCTTATATATATCATCAAAGAGAACAAGGACATGGTATTTCCGTCCAAGTTGTTCCAGAAGAAACAGATTTACTTTTAATATGTGATAGTAGTACTTCTGAAACAGAAGCATGTAAAAGTCTTAATGAGAAAGGAATAGATATATGCATACTAGATCACCATCCTAAAACACAAGATAATCCCTTTGCACTAATCGTTAATCCAAAATTTTGTACATATCCCAATAAGGATTTATCTGGAAGTGGAGTGGTCTATAAATTAATTCAAGTAATTGACGAATTAACTAGTAATGATTATGCAAATAATTATATAGATCTTTGCGGTTTTGGAATTTATGGAGATGTAATGTCTATGACAGAACCAGAGAATAGATATTACGTTTATCAGGCAATAAAAAACATTAAAAATCCTGGCATTAAAGCATTGTTAAAATTGAAATTAAGTTTTGGTGGAAAAGTAGATTCTCAAACTATAGGATTTACAATAGTCCCAACTATAAATGCTGCTGCTAGAATGGGATGCATAGAGAAAATAATTGATTTATTGCTAGAAGACAATTATGATAAATGTTTAATCTTAGCAAAAGAAGTAGTAAATTTAAATGAAGATAGAAAGAAAACTGAAGTAAAATTATATAAAAAAATTAAAGATAGAATAGATTTGTTACACAATATAATTTGTGTAAAAACAACAGAAAAAGATGAGATAAATAAAGGTTTCAATGGTTTAATCGCCACTAAAATTAGTGAAAAATATTCTAAACCTTCACTCGTCGTAAAATGTGAAGATGGGATCTGTAGTGGGAGTGGTAGAAGTGTAAATGGAGTAAACTTTAAATCTATACTACAAAATACAAAACTGTGTGATTGGGTCAATGGACATGAGGGAGCTTTCGGAGTACAATTTAAAGAAGAAAATTTAGAGAAAATATATGAAGCAGTAAAAGATAAAATAAAATTCGATAAAGATAAAATATACTATTATGATTTAGAATTAGAAGAAGACGAAATAGATTATGACTTAATAAAGAAAATAGAAGAATTTAATTTATTAAGCGGTAAAGACGCTGAAAGTACAAAATTTTTAATAAAAAATTGTAGTGCAATAGATAGAAAAGTTCAAGGCAAACTTGAAGATACAATCAAAATTATATCAGACAAAATAAATTTTGTTAAATTTAGGACAAATGAAGAATATGCAAAAGAATTAAATGAAGGTAAAAAATTTGATGTAATAGGAAGTTTAAAAATTAATAAATGGTTTAATAACACTAAAGGAATTAAGAGATGGCAAGAAGATTTGCAAGTATTTATTGAGGATTATAGAATTAGTGAATGAAGGTGACAACAAATAGAATTCAATGAAAACATCATAGACTTACTTAAAAAAAGATATTTTCTAAAAGATGAAAATGGTAATCTAATAGAAAATTCCTGGGAAGATATATGTAAAAGAGTATCAATAAATATTGCTAGTGCCGAAAAAACAGAAGAATTACAAAATACATATGAAAAAATATTTTATGATAAAATGGTTAATTTAGAGTTCATTCCTTCTTCACCTACACTTTTTAATGCAGGAACTACACTTCAACAATTATCTTCATGTTTTATTATTGATATTGAAGATAGTATGGAAGGTATAGCCGAAGCATGGAAAGAATGTTCTATAATCTTTAAAAGTGGAGGAGGAGCAGGATTTAATACAAGTAAAATTAGACCTAAAGGAACATTAGTAAGTACATCGAATGGAGAAGCATCAGGTGTTGTTTCTTTTATGACAATTTTTGATCAAATTGTTGAAATTATTAAACAAGGGGGCAAAAGAAAAGGAGCACTAAAAATAGATTTAAATGAAAACCATCCAGAAATATTCGAATTTATACATTGTAAAGATACTGATGGAATGCTAAAAAATATGAATATTTCTGTTTCAATTTCAGATAAATTTATGAATGCATTAATAAATGATGAAAATGTAAATTTAGAATTTAATGGAACCGTTTATAAAACAATAAAAGCAAAAGATTTATGGGATGAAATAATTAATTCATCATGGAAATCAGGAGAACCAGGAATTAGTTTTAGAGATATAATGAATGATGATAATAAAAATTCACATTTAGGTGAAATAAATAGTTCAAACCCTTGCCAAGAATTCGTTAATATACCATATTCTTCTTGTAATTTGGGTTCAATTAATTTAGAAAAAATTATAAAAGATAAGAAAATTGATTATAAATTACTTGAAGAAAATATACGAGTTGCAATAAGATTTTTAGACAATATGATAACTGTTAATAAATTGCCGTTAAAAAAGATTGATGAAATTACTAAATTAATTAGACCTGTTGGATTGGGAACAATTGGATATGCAAATTTACTATTTTTATTAGAAATACCTTACAATTCAAAACAAGCATATAAAGTTACTGATAAATTATATGAATTTATAAAAAATATTGCAATAGATGAAAGTAAAAAATTAGCTGAAGAAAAAGGTATATATCCTGCATGGGAAGGTTCCATATGGCAAAAAGAAGATATTAAAATAAGAAATTGTAATCATATTAGTATTGCTCCTAATGGAAGTATCGGTTTCATAGCAGATTCTACAGGTGGAATAGAATCTGAATACGCATTAGTTTATTATAGAACCACAAATGAAGGAACTAAATACTTTGTAGTAAATAAAATATTTAAAGAAAAACTAAAGGAAATAAATTTATATACAGATGAATTATTACAAAAAATAGTAGATAATAATGGTTCTATTCAAAATATTGAAGAAATACCTAGTAATATTCGTAAAGTATTTATTGTTTCTCATGATTTAACACCCAACGAACATTTAAAAACTTTATCAATAATAAATAAACATGTTGATCTTAGTATTTCAAAAACGATCAATTTATCAAATTCCGCAACAAAAGAAGAAATAAGTGAAATTTATATTGAAGCATGGAAAAATAATATTAAAGGTGTTACTGTTTATAGAGATGGTTCAAGAAAAAATCAGGTATTAAGTACTTCACAAAATAAAGATAATAAAATAAATAATTTACCTAGAGGTTATATATTACCTGCTTTAACTGAAACAAAAGGACATAGGATTAAATTGTCTACTGGTTGTGGTAATTTATGGTTAATGGTATTCACAGATGAAAATAATGATATTGTAGAAACATTCGTTAATACTGGCAGTAAAGGAGGATGTACAATTTCTACTCAGGCAATGAGTAGATTAATGAGTTTATCATTAAGAGGTGGTATTTCATTTGAGGACGTAGTAGATCAATTAGAAAGTGCTGGTAGTTGTCCTTCTTATCAATTTGCAAGAGGAAATGGAAGTAAAATAAGTTCTGGAAAATCATGTCCTAGTGCAATAGCAAAAGCACTTGAAAAATTGCAGAAAAAATTAAAGAAAGGAGAACAAATTAATACAATTGAAATAGAAGAAGAATTAAAATGTCCTGAATGTAATACAAAATTAAGATTTATTGAAGGATGTAATCAATGTCCCAATTGTGGTTTTAGCAAATGTAATTAAAATAAATACATAAATTAACGGAGGAAAATAATTAAATGGCATACTTTAAAGTAGATGAAAAAGTATTTTTGAAAGAACTTAAAACCAGTGGAATTATCAAAGTTATTAATCCAGAAGAAAAAGAAGCAATAGTATCTTATTTTACAGGTAAAGATCAAGAAGGTAAACCTATATTTGAAGAGAAGGCATTTAAATTTTGGAATATAAGTAAGTTTAAGAAACCACTTGAAATTAAGATAAAATATTTTGATGAATCACTACCTAAACTAGAAAAATTTGTTATTGGAGATTGGATTGATTTAAGAGCATCAGAAGATATTTCTCTTAAACAATTTGAATTTGGTAAATTAAATTTTGGAATTGCAACGGAACTTCCAAAAGGATACGAAGCACATATTGCCCCTAGAGGTTCTACGTTTAAAAATTTTGGCATTATCCAAACTAATAGTGTTGGGGTGGTGGACGAATCATTTTGTGGTAATAATGATCAATGGTTTGCTCCGATTCTGGCAATGCGTGATACAGAAATTAAAAAAGGTGATAGGATTTGTCAATTTAGAATTATAAGAAAAATGCCCAAAACAAAACTTATAGAAGTTACTGAGTTGAATAATGCTGATCGTGGAGGACATGGTTCAACGGGAATAAAATAAGGAGGTCAAATTATAAATATATCAGCAACAACCAAACCTAAAAGACTAACCAAACGTCAAGAGGTAAAACTCTGGAAACAAAATAAACTTAAATATCAAACTATTAAAAAACCACCTGAACCATCAATTAAAATCTATAAAAAATCAGAATCAGGTACAACTTTTACCAGAGGAAAAGTAGAAGAATCTAAAAAGAAATTATCTAAAAAGTTAGATATTATTCAAAAACGAAATGAGAAAAAAGAACGAGATACAGCATTATCTGTTAAAAAACAAGAAGATAAAGAAAATATAAAATTGAAAATAGATAATATTATTAAACTATTCTACAAAACGTTCAAGTAGGAGTGTTAATTTCTACACTCCTACAAAGGAGTGACTTAATTGAAAAAATTAAGAAAAAGATGGAAGTGTTTTATATTTAACAAGAAACCAGTATTGAGATTAGAATATTTCTATAAGTAATAAAACATTCAAATTAAGGAGGATACAATGGCAAAATTTTATATAGTTAATACAAGGGATGAAAGAAATAACAATACATATTATTATATTGCATTTAAAGATAAAGATGATGATGAAATATGTTGCACAGAAGCAGTTGCAGAAGAATTTAGTATTCCTGTAGATGAATATCTTAATATATGTAAAAAGAACGGTTCAATAGGAATTAAAAATTTAACTAACTATAATGACTTATTTTGTTCAGTAGAACAAGCTCAAAATGCTATACAAGAAATTCTAGAATTTAGTATTGAATTTAATAAAAATAATTGTTGTTGTAATTGCGAAGAAGACTATTCTGATATTACACCAACTTATCCGCAGGATTTTGTATCCGATGGAGAAGAGATTAGTAACGAACAAATAAACGAAATTATTGAAATGTGTATTTATAATCTAGAACAAGATGATGAAGCAGATGGTGTAGACATAACTGAAGGAAATACACTTATTTTAGTTAATAGAAGCCGTATGTGTGATGATCCTGAATGTGAAGGACACAATGATTATTATTATAAAGTAACAGTTTGTAAAGGTATTTATGAATATAGTGGTATTGATGATTATAATTTAGAAGACGAATAATTACATAGATTGTGCTAGGGACTAACCTCTCTAGCACAATCAACACACCATATATTGTGTTTATATATAAAAATAAAACTACATATAGTATAGGCAATGAAACAGTGGTTTCGTGAGAGGAGAAAATTAATGAATAAAATAATGATATTGAAAAGTGGTTCCCCTGCTTTACATAAATTGGGTGATATAGGTAGGGAAGTAGACGATTTAATTAGAGTACATTCAGAAACAGAAGAATATTATATTGGTAGTTTTGAAGAAGGTCTTGGATTTATTGATGTTAAGTTTAAAAAAGAAGACTGTAGACCGCTAACAGAAGAAGAGAGAAAAGATTTAAATGGTAAATGGTATGGTATTAATGGTATGCCTTTATATAGAATTTACGTTGATGAACAAGGTAATGTTGTAAAAGGAAAATATATCATGAAAAAAGGTACAATTACTAAAGTTACTGACCAAATAGGAGAAGATAAGTCATCTAATTTTATTGGATTAAATGTTGAATTTTATGAGGATATTACTATTGATCAAAGTTTGGTAATGTTTATTGGTGATAAATGTATTACAACTTCTAAAGTAGTTAATGTTGAAATTACTGAAAATACTTATGTGATATATACTAAAAATAGTATTTATTATATATCAATATAGGACACTTTTTTAAAGGAGAGAATAATGAAAAAAGTTAAAATAATTGCTAATAATCCATTAGATAGTAATTGTAGCAATATATCTAATTTTATAGGTTGTACATATAAAGTTGTAAATGAATTAAAAAATGGTAAATTAGAAATTGATTTTGGTTTTGACATATTAACTGTTTATCCTGGTGAATATGAAATAATTGAATAGGTGATAAAATGAATGAGATATTTGAAAAAGTAGGTATGATTACTTCATTTAACGATTTGCGATTTACTATTGATGAAATTGAAAAATATATTATTGAATTAAATGAAGAAAATGAGAATTTACAAAATGAATGTGAATTATTTTGTGAACTTGAAAAAGATAATGAAACATTAAGAAAAAATAATATTATATATTATAACAAAAATAAAGAATTAAAAAGTAAACTTCAAAACTATGTTAATATTTGTGAATATTTACTAAGTAATTATGAGTTATTAAAAAAAGATTTTGATAATTTATGTACTATTAATGATAATACAAAAGAGTTATTAAGATAGCAATAAATTATTCTTATAGAAAGGAAATTAAAATGAGAATATTTGAAAATGATGATATTAAAGAAGGTATACGATTTGGATTTATATTTGGTTTTATGTTTGGATTTTTATTAATGGCAATTTTAATACATTTCCATTTAGTTGGAAATATATAGAGAATAAATTTTAACTTTAATTACCATTAGGAGGATTATAATATTGCAATATATAAAAGTAATTTTACAAATACCAAAAAACCAAAGATATATACATTATATTAATAATGCTGACCAATTTTTAAATTTACCTATTGCTTCTAATAGAAAACCAGTTGGAGTTATAACTAAAATACTTAATAATAATGATGATTATATTGAAGTTGAAGGAACTTTGTATAATGCAGGAGTTAGTTATTCAAGACAAGAAAATCTGTATTCACCTTTTAGGTTTGAGATTAATGAAAACATGGATAGACAGAATTATTACAATATTTAAATTATTTGATATTGTTTGATTATCCTGTCCTAGTTTAATTAACCTGATTAAAGACTATCCAAGGAAGTGAAAATAAAATAGAATATATTGTACATTATGATTGTTTAGGTACAAAACTTAACTTTTATGGTAGTTTAAGGAGGATAAAATAAATGAAATTATTTGATGATTATAAAAATAAAATATCTCTTAATTCAAAAGAAAAAGGCATTACATATATGGTTGATTTATTATCTCAATTAGATAAGGATAATAAAATAAAAGATTTATTAGTTATTGCAAGAATAAATGATGAAGAATTAGGATCGTCTGGTTTGCCACATAATATTTACAATTTTACATCTATAGATACTAAAAATGAAGCAACTGTATTTATGCGTTTTGCTACGGATATTTTATTTGATAAAATGGAATATATTGCTGTTAAAGACTTTTTAAAAGAATACGAAGAACATTGTAGAGAAAATAATAAGATAAATGAATAACATAAATAAAAAGTTAATATTATAATCATAATAAGGAAGTGAATATAATATAGATGGCATTACAGAAAGCAATGGTGTCTAGTAAAAGTAACGAATGGTCTACCCCTTGGGATTTTTTTAATGAATTAAATAAAGAATTCGAATTTACATTAGATCCTTGTTGTACACATGAAAATGCAAAATGTAAAAAATATTATACTTTAAAAGAAGATGGCCTTAAACAAGATTGGAGTAATGAAGTTGTATTTATGAATCCTCCATATGGTGGTAATACAAGAATATGGATGGAAAAAGCATATAATGAAAGTTTAAAAGGGGCAATTATAGTTTGTTTAATAGTTTCTTCAACTGATAGATCATACTGGCATGATTTCATATTTCCTAAAGCAGCACAAATTAGATGGGTAAGGGGTAGAATTAAATTTGGAAATTCAAAATCAACTGCTCCTTTTGCAAGCGCAATAGTTATATTTGATCAAATAAATAATTATCCAGAAAAATACATATTTTATAATGAATCAGTTAGTCAGAGAATGAGAAAATTAATTAATACGTAGATAGCATAAAAGTAAAATTTTAAGGTAGGAAGTGGTGAAATCAATAAGCGAGAAATTTTAGAAGCATTAATTAACTTTTTAGGTACAAAAGTTAGCAAACTAATTGACATATCTCAAAAAGCAGAAACACAAGTAATCAAAAATTATTATAATGGTCAAACAAAAGCGTCTATTGAAGTTAGTGAATTAATTATAAATTATATCAGTTGTAAATGTCCTAAGAAACCAATTGAACAAAATGACTATATAAACTTAATTGAATCAATAAAGTATCTAAGAGAAGAATGTATTAAAGAGTCTATGAAAAATGAAGATGGATTATATGATGCATTTTTAAAAGGTAAAGAAGATTTATATAGTGAGATAAAAGAAATTCTAGAAGATTACTTATATATTTAAATAAAAATAGGAGTGATTATATAAATAAATTTAATTTTAATAATATTATAATAAAACAAATACCTAATTCAGAAGCAAAGAAAATTATTAAAAAATATCATTATACACACACTTGTTCTAAAGCTACAATATCACTAGCGTTTTATTATAATAATCAACTATGTACAGTAATAGTTTATGGTCAACCAACTGGTAAATATTTAGCATCTTCTATATGGGAAGGTGGTAATGAAAAAGAATGTACGGAATTGTTAAGATTATTTTCTTTTGATTGGTGTCCTAAAAATATTGAAAGTTATTGTATTGCACAAAGTATTAAATTCTTAAAAACAAATTATCCAAAAATAAAAATATTAGTATCTTACGCAGATGCTAGTGTGGGCCATGTAGGTTACATTTATCAAGCAAGTAATTGGTTATACATAGGAAATTCTAGTCCTGAACCAGAAATATTTATAGACAATATAAAAAGACACAGAAGAGATTTATATGATAAATATGGTACATCTAGTATTAAAAAATTAAAAGATATTTTAGGTGAAAAATTACAAATAGGAAAGAAAAATAAAAAATATAAATATATATACATATTAGGTAATTCTAAAAAAGAACATAAAGAATTAATAATTAAATTAAAAGTAAAAATAATAAATGATTATCCAAAAGGAGACTTAAATTATTATAACATCAATGCATCCTAATACTACATATAGTATTAAACAACAAATTAACATCTATATATAGTATATTATTGGCAATAAAAACACAATTTTATGATAGGGAGAATATATGTATAATTTAAATGAAGTTGTTGATTTCATAGAAAATAAATATAAATTTAAATTATTAGAATATCAAAAAGAAATGCTTGATTATATAATTAAAGGATATACTTTTAGTTGTCCTGTACGTTCTGGTAGAAAAATGATATTAAATGGTTTTGTAGACTATCTTAAAGAAATACATGGTAAACACATAGATGGTTTTAAAGCACAAAAACATTTTTCACTTGAGACAGTTATGAAAGAGAATAATTGGTATGAAGAAAGATTAAAAGAATTACAAAATAATAATATAAAATTTGAAACAGAATATCAGTGTGAATGGTTAGATAATAAATATTTAAAAGAAACAAATAAGGAGTGATAAATATACTGCAAAATATACTTAAAAAAGGACATCCTATATTTGGTAAACCTGCCGAATCTGTAAAACCAAGAGTAATACTTAGTAGTTATATAAAAAATATTATTGCTGAAATGAGTGCAACAATAGATAAACAACAAGTAACTTTTAAACATCAAATAGTAGGTCTAACAGCAAATCAAATTGGATATCCGGTAAGAATCATTTGTTTAAATACTGATTCAAAAATATTTATGATTAATCCTGCAATAGAAAAAGAAAAAGGAAAACAAATAAGTTTAGAGGGTTGCGGAAGTGTCGATGGCGTATTATGTGAAGTTGAAAGACCAAAATATATTGAAGTACATTTTTATGATGAAAATGGCGAAGATTGGTGTGGTGAGTTTACTGATTTAAATGCTTGGGTAGTAGAGCATGAAATTGATCATTTAGACGGAATATTTATTACTGATAAAGCAATAAGAATAATTAAATTAGAAGATTAATTGTGAACAATAAACAACAACTAATAGATGAGAATGTAAAATATATAAAAAATTTAGTTGACAATATTGTTGCTGGCAAACAAATGGTTATTAATGTTTCTGAATATTGTATGTATCAAAAAATTGTTACTGATTTATCTATGTTGATTTCTTTTCCCTTAGATTCTGATAATGTAGAACAAATAATTGGATATGAAAAATGTCTAAAAATTGTTGCTGATATTTTATCGCAGGTATTAGTTGGCGAGATTGATGTGTTTAATAAAAAAGAAAAATATTTACAATGAGAAGGTGGTAATATAAAAGATAAAGAACCATTATTTTCTATAACTAAAAAAGATTTTAAAGTAGATTACTATAAGGGTAGTGGTGCTGGAGGACAAAACAGAAACAAGAGAGAAACAGCAGTAAGAATTACTCATTTAGAATCTAATGCAGTTGGAGAATGTTGTGAACAAAGAAATCAATTGCAAAATAAAAGGGTTGCATTTGATAGGTTAATTAGTTCAGAAAAATTTCAGGTTTGGTTCAAAAAGAAATGTGGAATTGAAATGTTGAGTAAAGAAGAAAAAAGAAAAATTGAAGAAGAAGTAAATAGGTTAATGGACGAAAAATATTTGAAAATTGAATATTATACACCATAGAATATAGTTTTATAGAAGGAGAAATTAATATAAATAAACACGAATTGCTATATAGTTATGAAGATGTAATAATTAATCAAAAGAAAATTGATAAATACTTAATTGATAATTTTGCTAAAATTGGTATTCCCCTTTTTAATTCTGATGGAAGTTATAGACATTTATTTGAAGTAATAAATGATTTAGAAAGTGTTTGGGACAAAATACAATAATAAATGCAATCATTTATGCTAGGAGGTTCCTATGTGGTTGGTAGCAGAAGTAACCGAAATAAAAGATGAGAATAATCATAAACGTAAACCAGATATTTTATTTAGTACTGACTGTCATATTTTAAGGGTATTAGATGAAAACGGAGAAGAATTATTTAATACTTCTAAATTAAAACCAATAATAAAAGAGGAAGTTAATGATAAAAACTCGGATTTGCAATAGTTGTGATCCCCCTACTGAGTGGCCTTTGACTGAAGAATATTTTTATAAGAATAAAGAAGGTATTGATGGATTTATTGATAAGTGTAAAAAATGCCAAAAGAAATATAATTTACAAAGATATTATGATAAAAATAAAAACTTAAATAAAATATATGATGTTAATGGTAAGAGTAAAGTTCCTATTGTTAATGAAGTAAAAATAACTCAAAAAATGTTGAGACAATGGAAAAATGATTTAAAAACTAGATTGGTAATTCAATGCAAAAATTGTGGAGAATTACATGTATTTAATAAAAATTACGATTTTTATAATTGCGCTTGCAGAAGAAATTTGATTTATTTTTCTAGTGTCAATTTTGTCTGGTCAAAAATTATATTTAGAGATGAAAAAATGGAAGGTTATTCACTTTTAAAATATGATCCGTATAAATAATAAAAATGAGATTTGATGATAGGAGGAATTGTTATAGAAGGAAATTGTTCTTATTGTAATAAATATGGGAAAATATTAAAATATAATAATATTTATTATTGCGAAAAACATTTTACTCAATTAAAAAGACATGGAAAAATATTAGAAAAAACCAGATTAGACAAAAATAACTTAATAATGCATGATGATTATTTTGAAATTGTACTCAGAAATAATAAAAACGAAGATGTGGGACATACATTAGTATCAAATGATAAGTTTGAAATAGTTACTAAATATAAATGGAGATTATCTAAAGGATATATTATTACCACAAATAAAAACGGTAAAAATATATTTCTTCATAGATTAATTTTAAATTTATTAGATACTCCAAATATATTAGTAGATCATACCAATCATAATCCTTTAGATAATAGGAATGAAAATATAAGAAAATGTACATATAGTCAAAATAATATGAATTCACGAAAAGAAAAGGGAAATAAATCTAATATTACTGGAGTAGTTTGGGATAAAGCAAGAAATAAATGGAGAGTACAAATAAGAATTAATGGGATTATGACCAATCTAGGAAGATATAATGATTTTAAAGAAGCAGCAAAAGTAAGATTAGAAGCTGAAAGAAAATATTTTGGAGAATTTGCTCCTCAGAAGGATGTGATAATATGATAAAGATTGAAAAAATTAGTGTTTATAATTTTGAAAATAGCATAAGAGGTATGCGTAATGCCTTAAAATCATGGGACAGGTCAGACTCCTATAATTATTATGATCCTGACTTACATTTTAATACTTATATTATTGGTGAAAATGATATGAAACTTGCTTTAAAACTTATTAAAGCAGGATCAGAACATTCAAAGTTTTGCAGACAAATTTTTATTTCTATGGATATTACTGCTCCTGATTATTGGTGGAAAGAAATGGACACTTATAAAATTAATACAACCGCAAATAGCACTTCTACAATGCATAAAATTACTTCGAGATTACTTGATATGAATGATTTTAGCATTGATGAATGGGATGATAATGATTTTATGGTTTTAAATAATTTAAATCAATTAATAGAAGAATATCAAAATACTAAAGATAAAAATGTATGGAGAAGAATTATACAAAAGTTACCTATGAGCTATAATTATTTAAGAACTTGGACAGCAAATTATCAAAATCTTAGAAATATGTATTTTCAACGTAGAAATCATAAATTAGATTGTTGGCAAGATTTCTGTAAAGTAATTGAAGGATTGCCGTATAGTCAGCTAATAACTATTAGTTAGGGAGGATCTTAATGAAAGAAAAGAAAATTTATATCTGTGAAAAATGTGGAGAGGAATTTAATAGAACAATTGAATGTGAAAACCACGAAGTTGAATGTATGGATAAAAAATTACAGTATGATAATAATGTAAAAAATACAGTTGTAAAATTAAAACAAAAATACGGTAGTCTCATTATAAATGCTGAATATAATACTAAAGTAGATATGTCTTCTTGTGAAAATGATATATATTATATTTACAAATTTGAAATTAAATTAGAACTTTCAAATGGAAATACAGTATTAATTTATGATGGTATGGATAAAGATTTACGGTCGGGAAACTATTTAGAAGAAAATATTATAATCGAATCTGCTAAAAATGAAATTGAAAAATGTCTTCCTACAAGTTATGAAGGAATAATTAATTGGAAATATGAAGATGGTTGGAGAATTGATCGGATAGGTGATATGGAAATAAATGACATTGTTAATAGATTACGTGGTAGAAAAGTAAAAATTGAAGCAATATAATAGTAATGAAAGAAAAGTTTTATGGGAGGAAGATTTGATGAATAATTTTTGTAATAAAGATTATACAGATTACGAAAAACTTAAAATGTTATTTAATGAATTTGGTATTAATTATGATAGTTATATTGAAAACAATAAACATATAATAAGTTTACAAGCACCAGACAAAAAAGGTAAAATAAATGGCTATATTGGTTTTACAGCTATATTTAATTTTAATCAACATGATAAATTTTTAGATGTTGGCATATGGGAATAAAAGATACATTTTAAAGGAGTTGATATAATGGCAATAGGTGAATCACAAAATTGTAACACATGTAAATATAGATGGATGACTCAACTGAATTTTAATTCTTCCCATGCACCAATAGGAGCATATGAAGCAGATTGTCATTGTGAAATTTGTACACTAATTAAAACTTATAAAAATGCATTAGATTTCGAATCTAAAATCAAAGAAAACTTAAAACAACAAATCAAAGACTATATCTACAAACATAAACACCACGCAATGTATTATGATGATGAAGGTAGTTTAGGAGCGCAAAGTTTGTTGGATTATTTAGAATTGCTTTAGGAAGGTGGTATAATCCTCTTACAAGTCTATACTGCTCAAATAAAATATACTAACCTAAACAAAATTACAAATAATCCAGATTATTTAATTCTTGACCAAAACAAAATTTTTTCACCTGTCAGGGGTATCATACTAGGACGTAAAAACGGTAGATTGTCAGATAAACAATTTAAGCAAATGTATTATGATTTTCTTAAAGAGAGTTATGAAACTAATAAAGAAGAATTTAATTATTTATTGAATAAAGAGAAAATAATAATAGCAAGTAATTCTTATTATTACGAATACGCAGATAGAGTATTACTTGCTAAATTTCTTGAAAAACTTGGTGCTGAAATAAAAGGAGAGATTACTATTTGAATCAATATGTACCAATTAGTATGATGATAATATTTATAATTTGTATGTTTATTACATATAAATTAATGTTTAAATAAAAGGCAACAAAATTTTAGTTTTATGGTAGTAAAGGAAGTGAAATTAATATTAGATATAAATAAAATATATAATATGAATTGTTTAGAAGGAATGAAATTAATTGATGATAAATCAATTGATATGATATTGTGTGATCTCCCTTATGGCACTACTGCTTGTAGTTGGGATATTATAATACCATTTAAACCCTTATGGGAACAATATGAAAGAATTATAAAAGATAATGGAACAATATTATTATTTGGAAGTGAACCATTTTCGTCATTATTAAGAATTAGTAATTTAAAATTATATAAATATGATTGGATTTGGGAAAAGGGTAGAGCAAGTGGTTTTGTTCATGCAAAAAATAAACCATTAAAAGCACATGAAAATATATCAGTTTTTTCAAAAGGTACTACAGTACATAAAAATCAATCAAAAAATAGAATGATTTATAATCCTCAAATGGAAAAAGGAAAACCATATATAAAGAAAATAACTCAAATAAATACAGGAAAATTAAACCACGAACCATCTGAAGCAAATATAAATTTTGTTGGAACTATTAATAAGAACAATGGAACAAGATACCCAAGAAGTGTAATTAAATTTTCAATACATAATGTAGGAAATATACATCCAACACAAAAACCAATTAATTTATGTGAATATCTAATTAATACATATACTAACGAAAATAAATTAGTCTTAGACAATTGTATGGGAAGCGGAACAACGGCAATTGCATGTATTAACACAAATCGAAATTACATAGGTTTTGAGTTAGACACTATATATTGTGATTTAGCAAATAAAAGAATACTAGATGTAGTAGGTAGGGTATTATAAAAATTCCGTTTTATAGAAAGTGGTAAATTAAATGAAAGAAACAAAAATTAAAGAATTGACTGAAATAAAATGTTTATGTTGCGGATCAAGGGAATTATCTAAACATCATGAAACTAGTTACAGCTTAATAGTTTTCCAATGTTCTAAATGTAAATTATTTATACATGCCAATAAAATGTGTTGTTATTATAAAATTTACGCTATGCCAAGACATACAAATTATTGGGTAGATTGCGGTGATGCAAGTTCTGATTGTGTAGTGTGTGGTGGATTAGCAACAATTAAAAGAGGTAATATTGACAAATCAGAATGGGCAAACAGTTGTCGTATTTGTAATGCTAATATACATGTTGATAATTGCGGAGGTTTTTATGAAAAGTATTGTCCAGAGTGTAAAAAATATATGGAATAAAAAATTTGATTTATGACCAGGAAAGGATAATAAAATGAAACAAAAATATTATGAAAAACAAATTAGTGTAGGTTCTCCTGAACAATATTATTGGAATGGTATGAAAAAAGATGATAGACAACCAAAATGGAAAGAAGAACGTAAAAAGTATGGTTTTGATGAAAGAGAAACTTGGAGTTTAGAATTTACTTTTATTGCATGGATTTATCCAAGATTAAAGATGTATCGTGAAATTGACGTAGGACATCCAATGGATTTCACTAAAGAACAATGGAATGAAATTATTGATGAAATGATAGAAGGTTTTGAGTTATATTTGACAGCACAAAATATTTATGATGAAAAAGTAAATGAAAAAGTAGAGAAATCTTTTGATTTATTTAGAGAATATATAAAATGTATATGGTGGTAACGAAATTACGCTTTTGTAATAGGTGGTGAATAATATAAAACCAAATTATATTTTCTTTTATAAAAATGATATTGCACTTGACGACATTATAAAACATGCTCCATTCTTTTACGATGAACCAATTCAAATAAAAAGAGGTAAAAATGAAGCAAGATTTGAATATGAACATTTTGATTTAAGATGTTATAAAATAAAAAATTTAAATTTATCAATGAGAGGTATTAAAACTTGGCAAATTCTTATAGAAGATGAATTATATGATGAAATTAGTCATGAAATAATTTATACAGTATTAGCACCAATGATGGTTCCTTATGAACTATTAGGTGGGAGAATCATTAAAGTAAATAAATATACATCATAAAAACTGCATTTTATAACTATTTAAAATTAAGGAGGAATAAATAATGGGATTAACAACAGATAGAAATCATCCAGATTTAGGATATGGGGCAGACGATAAACCAGTAGAACAAAACAAAGTATATTTGGTTTTATCAGATGAAGAACTTTCTAAAGGTTATGTTAAACCATATCGTACTAGTTATAAACATTTGACATGTGGCACAATTACAACAATGAATGAAAAGATATCTGCTACTTATGCAAAAGATCCTTGGTTTTATGGATCAACTTATTGTGTCTATTGTAGTATGCATAGACCCCTTATTGAATTTACATGGGAACCAGATGGTGAATCAATGAATCCTAACGAATGGTCAGATGAAGAAATGGATAGAGTTATAGGGTTAAAGAAATAGAAAAAGAAAGAATAAAATATGCGTTTGATGTTAAGTGAGGAGATGTTTATGAGAGATATATTAAAAACTAAAGAAGAAAAAATTCAGTTTATTATTGGGCACTTACAAAGAATGAAAGGGTTAGAATTTATTGATCACGATGAAATTAGTGCTTGTAATTTAGCAATAAGAAGATTAAAAAGAACTTTGCCTAAAGAGAAAATATTATCATAAAAAATGTGTGCTTTATAACCATAAAAGGAGAATAATATGTTTAAAAAATTACTAGAAATATTAGAATTACAAATAAAAGAACTAGAGATGAAAATGGAAATTTTAAATGAAATAGATATTGAAAAACAATGGCATTTAGAAACAGGTAAAAAATTTAATAATTTAATGAGTAATTATGCAATATCAGAAGAAGAGTTACTTTCTATTTCTGAAACAGTATGTAAATTTGTAACTATTACTAGGAAAACCAATATAGATAAATATTTATTTGAAGATGATAAATTAGAAAAACCAAGATTAATAAGGTAACTAAATTTGGTTTTTATTACCATAGAAAGGAAAAAATAAATATAAAATGAAAGCAAAAATTATAAAAGTATCTAAACCTACATTTTGGTATGTAAATAAAATAGGAAAAATATTTGAAGTATGTGATGATGACCACTTATTTTATAAAGTATTAAACATTCCAAACACCTACATTTTAAGAGAAGATTGTATAATAATTGAAAATAAAGTAGAAATGTATGATTTTAAATGGAAACAATTACATAATAAAACTTTAAAAATATATGTTGGGGAAGACTTAACTAATGGTACTGATTATACTTGTATAACTACTATAGGTGTTGATGTTGATACTGGAGATATGTATTTTTTAAACAACGAAATAATTAAATAGTAGGAGGATAAAATGGATTATTCAAACGACAGATTTATATTTACATTTAGTAATAATTGGAAATATAAACAATTTTCTTTAGGTTTTACTTTTGCTAGTGAAGAACGTTTTACTTGTTCTGATGAAACTGTTGGAATAACTAAGAAAAGAGAATATTATATCGGTTTATATTTAGGATTTTGGCAACTATTTGTTGGAGTAGTAATATGATTAAAATAGTTGAATTCCATCACCCAATTGACAATCCACACGAATATCAATGTAGAATAATTAAATATGAAAGTTTTGAAAAATACGCTAACGATTTAGAAAATGGAGAAGCGCAATATTTAGGACAATATTCTTTACCTAGAATTTTAAATATTGAATGGGATTTTAATATATTTGATAATTATGTAATAGTTAAATATATTCATCCTATTAATCATTTAAAAATTATACATAAAGCATGGATAGTAAATATAGATTTGTAGTAATAAAATCTAATTTCTATACCACTATAGAAATATAAAATAAAGGAGATAATTAATGACTTGTATTGCAGGACTTGTAGATAATGGAATAGTTTACATAGGTGGAGATAGTGCAGGAGTAGGAGGAACATCACTTTCTGTACGTGCAGATAAAAAAGTATTTCAAAATGGTGAATTTATTTTTGGATTTACCACTTCTTTTAGAATGGGACAATTATTAAGATATTCATTTAATCCTCCTAAGAATTATGAAAATATTGACATTAATAAATTTATGGTTACTAAATTTATCGAATCAGTTAGAAAATGTTTAAAGGATGGTGGATATGCTTATAAAAACAACGAAGTCGAAGAAGGTGGAACCTTTTTAGTTGGTTACAAAGGAAAATTATTTAGAATTGATTCTGATTATCAAGTAGGAGAAGCATTAATAGAATTTGATGCTGTTGGATGTGGAGAAGACATTGCCCTTGGTTCATTATATAGTACTCAAGGACTAGAACCTAAAGAAAGAATATTAAAAGCACTTGAAGCAGCAGAAAGGTTTAGTGCTGGAGTAAGAAGACCATTTAATGTGGTTGAATTGAAATAAGACATACTATATATAGTATAATTAGATTTATATAATACTATATATAGATATAAAATGGTAATAAACTCAGAACTTCATTGCACTATAAAAAGGAGTTGATATTTAATAAAAAATAAATACGAAATAATAGGAGATATAACTATAATATTTTTAAAAAGAAAAACTGGAGAAATATTAAAATGTTATATTGATACTGAAGATTTAGAAAGAGTTAAAAAACTAAATGTTTCTTGGTATTCAGTTTGGGATAAAGTTTTAGAAAGTTATTATGCAAGATGCACTCTTTATATTGAAACAACAGATGGTAAACCAAAATATAAAATGGTTTATTTACATAGATTAATTATGGAAGCAAAAGAAAATGATTATGTAGATCATAGAGATCATAAAACTCTAGATAATAGAAAAAATAATTTAAGAAAAACTACAAGTGAGATAAATACTAAAAATAGAAAAGGTGCAAATAGAAATACAACTACAGGACATAGAAATGTTTGTTATGTATCAGCAAAAGATGTTTATAGAGTACAATTACAAGTAAATAAAAAACGTAAACATTTTGGTGATTTTGATAATTTAGAAAATGCTGTATTTTGTGCAGAGTATAATAGAAGTAAATTAAAATCATACGGAGGAAGTTCTAATTGAAAATATACGTTACTTATCCTTATACAGCAAAAACACCAGAACAAGAAAAAGAAAATGTAATTAAATCAATAGATATTGCTATTAAAATATGGCAAAAAGGTCATACACCATTTATACCTTTATTATTACACTATTTTAATAAAAGAGTAAAAGAATTAAATTTATCTATTTCATATGATGAATATATGAAATGGGATTTAGAATGGTTGAATGAATGTGATGCGTTATTATATACAATAAAATCAAAAGGTACTGATATTGAACTAAATGAGGCAATAGAAAAAAGGAAGATTGTTTATTGGTCGGTTGATGAGATAGAAGATAGAGGTGTTTAATTATAGATATAAATATAAATCTAGAAAATTTATGTGAAGAATATTTAAAAGAAAATATGAGTACAAGAAAATTATCTATATTATTTAAATACAACAGGAAAATAATTCAAAGATTATTAAGAAATAGTAATAATAATGATGTACTAAATAAATTAGATAAATATATAAAAAATGTTGATATAAATGAATTATGCATAGATTATTTAAATAAAAATATTTCTATGAAATACTTAATGGAAAAATATGATTGTGCTTCGTCTACTATATACAAAAAATTAAGACAAAGTAATAATAAAGATGTTCTAGAAAAATTAAAAAGAAAGAAAAGTAACATAATATATGTAGAAAACAATTTAATATATGTATTATATAAAAATAATAAACATATATTTGATTTCTCAGAGAAATTATTAGAAAAACTAAAAAGATTTTATTGGACAGAAGGTACAAATGGTCATTTGCACACTTCTTATTATGATAATAATGGTAAGCAAAAAATATTTAAATCATATTGGCTTGTTATTAATAAACCAAGTAAGGGTTTTGTTGTTGATCATATTAATAAAAATGAAAAAGACAACAGAAAAGAAAATTTAAGATATGCTACAAAACAAACTAATAATATTAATAGAAATAAAAACAAAAATAATAAAAGTGGTTATAAAGGAGTGTACTTTGCAAAAAATATAGGTTTATATATTGCAAAAATACAAAAAGGAAAAGAAATAATATATTTGGGTTGTTATAATAATCCAAAGGACGCATATATTGCTAGAGCAAGAAAGGAATTAGAAATATATGGAGAATATGCAAGAATACAAGATGGTTTTGAATGGATTATAGAAGAATGGAAGAATATAAAAGAAGGTGAAAATAATTAATAATTATGTTATTTATCATCTTCATGACGATCATTCAATATTAGATTCAGCAACAAAATATTGGATGTATATAGATAGAGTTAAAGAATTAGAGATGAAAGCAATTGCATTTTCGTCACATGGTAACTGCTATAATTGGATATCTAAAAAACAAAGATGTGATAAAGAAGGAATTAAATATATCCATGCATGTGAAGTATATATCACAGAATCTTTAGAAGAGAAGATTCGTGATAATTACCATACAGTTCTTATAAGTAAAAATTGGGAAGGAGTTAAAGAGCTTAATAAATTAATATCAAAAGCAAGTAATAAAGGTGATAATCATTTTTACTATGATCCTAGAATTAGTATTGATGAATTAATTAATACTAGTGACAATCTTTTAGTTACAACTGCATGTTTAGCAAGCCCTTTATATAAAGGTAAAGATAAATCAATATATGATAAATATTTAAATTTCCTAATTGAAAATAAACATAGAGTATTCCTTGAGGTTCAGTACCATTCCTTTGATCAGCAGAAAGAGCACAATTTAAACTTATATGAATTACATAAAAAATACAATTTAAATTTAATCGCTGGTACTGACACACATAATCTCAATTCAGAATTAGCGGATGCAAGAAGAATATTGCAATTAAGTAAAAATATAAAATATGCAGAAGAAGAAACTTTTGATTTAAATTTAAAGACATACGATGAATTAGTAAATGCATTTAAAAAACAAGATGCCTTACCAGAAGAAATTTATCTTCAAGCAATTGAAAATACTAATCAATTATTAGATTTAGTGGAAGATTTTGAACTTGATACAACAAACAAATATCCTAGACTATATGAAAATGCAGAAGAAATATTTAAAAAGAAAATTAATGAAGGTGTTATAAAAAGAAAAATAAACAATTATGATATCGAAGAAAGAAAGAAATACTTTAATAGAATTAAAGAAGAACTTGAAGTATATAAAATATGTGATGCCATAGATTATATTTTACTACAAGAAAATATTACTTCTTGGGCAAGAGAAAATGGTATTGATCCAGGCCCAGGTAGAGGATCGGTTACAGGTAGTGAAAACGCTTATATTTTAGGTGTAACTGATATGGATTCGATTAAACATAATTTAAACTTTACTCGATTTTTAAATCCTGATCGTATATCTTTATCGGACATAGATATAGACTACCCACCTTCACGGAGAAACGAAGTAATAGATTATGTAGCAAACATACCAGGAATATATTTTTCTGAAATTGTAACTTTTAATACCATTAATTATAGGGGTGCTATAAGAGATACGGGGAGAGCATTAAATATACCTTTATCTGAAGTTGATGAAATAGCAAAAAACTATGAGGGGAATGAAGATTATTACAGAAAGCAATATCCAGAATTATTTAAATATGTAGACTTACTTAAAGGAGTTAATGTTAGTATTGGTTCTCATCCTTCAGGATTTATTGTAAGTCCAATAAACATCGAAGAAAATATTGGAACATTTACAACTTCTACTTGTAGATACCCTGTTTCATGTTGTGATATGAAAGCTGTAGATTCAATAAATTTTGTAAAATTAGATATTCTTGGACTTGACAATATTGAAATAATTAATGAAACATGTAAACTAGCAAATATTGAACGAGTTACACCTGATAATGTTGATATTCATAATGATAAAGTATGGAATAGTATTAAAGAAAATGGATTATCAATATTTCAAATGGAAAGTAAATTTGCTCATGATTCACTATTAAAAGCATTAGAATCATATAATAAAATAAAAGAAACAAATAAAAATATTACTCGTATTGACTTGATGAGTATGGTAAATGGAGCAATACGTCCTTCTGGAGAATCTTTTAGAGATGCTTTAATTAGTGGTGAATTTAACAATAATGGTCATCCCGCATTAAATAATTTACTTTCAAATACACAAGGTTTTCTAGTATATCAAGAATCTATCATTCAATTTTTAGTTGAATTTTGTGGATTCACAGCAGCTCAAGCCGATTCTGTAAGGCGTAAAATAGGAAAAAAATTAGGTACTGATGATGTTATTCCAGAAATTAAAGAACGATTTATTAAAACAATGCAGGATAAATATAATTTATCAAACAAAGAATTAGAAACAATTGTTGAACCATTTTTACAAATTATATCAGATGCTAGTTCATATGGGTTTTCACTAAATCATAGTCAACCATATTCATATATTGGTTATATTTGTGGATATTTACGTTATTATTATCCCCTTGAGTTTCTTACAATAGTATTAAATATTAATAAAGATAATATTGAAAAAACAAGTGAAATAATTAAATATGCAAACTCTAAAAGCATTACCATTCAACCAATTAAATTTCGCAAATCCCAAGCAAAATATTCAATGGATAAAGAAACAAATAGTATTTTTAAAGGTATCGAATCTATTAAATTTTGTAATTCTCAGATTGCCAAAGAACTCTACCAATTAAAAGATAATCAGTACAGTTCATTTATTAATCTTTTAATTGACATCGAAAATACTTCTTGTAACTCTCGACAATTAGAAATTCTTATTACTCTTAACTTTTTTGATGAATTTAGTAATAACCAAAAACTATTAAACATTTATAATTTATTTAAAAAATTATACGGCAAAAAACAAATCAAAAAAGAAAAAGTATTAGAACTAGGTATTGAAGAATCGACCGTTAAACAATATTCAAGAGAAACAGCAAAATCATATTTAGACGTTGATATAATTGCCATACTTAAAGATTATGAAAATAAAATACCGAACGAATCAATTAATATTATTGATCAAATATCTTTTGAAAAAGAAAATCTCGGATATTCTCAAACTACAATACCACAAATAAATAATAATATTTTCATCGTTGTAAATACAAATTTAAAATACACTCCTGTAGTAACTATATATTGTCTTCAAAATGGAGCAGAAGAAAAATATAAAATACCAAAAAAATATTTTAATCAAAAAGAAAAAATATTAGACATTGGTTCTATTATTGCAGTTTCCAAAAAAGAAAAGCGTCCAAGATATAGAAAGACTGAAAATGGATTTGAGAAAATATCTGGAGAGTTTGAAGGTTATATCACGGACTATTATATTGCTTCAACAGACAAACTCAACAATTACATCAAAACTCTAACCCCATAAAAAAATAAGCAGGATTTTCTCCCGCAAGAATAATATGTAATCGCATTTATGTTTATACAAAAAAATTGGCAGACATAGAGGGTGTCTGCGCTTTTGCGGAAATGTGAAGTGTTATGTTAATTTAATTATTACCATAAATTAAATATAATATACTTTAAATTAATTGTCAATATATTTATGAAAATAAATTAAAAAAATTTAGGAGTGATTTATTGCGTTCTATATGTTTTGATCAATCAACATCAATTATTGGATGGTCAGTATTTGACAATAAAAATCTAATAGACTATGGTCTTCAAGATTTTAAAAAAATAAAAAATACAGATCAAAGAATATCAGAAATTAAAAAATGGATGAATAATATCATAAAGGAAAAACAAGCAGAAGTATTTGCAATAGAAGACATTCAATATCAGGGCATGATTAATGCTTATAGATCATTAGCAGAATTAATAGGAGTAATCAAATCTCACTTTTATGATAACAATTATGCCTACATAATAGTTAAAAATGGAGAATGGAAAAAACATTGTAATATCAAAGGTAGAAAAAGAGATGAGCAAAAGGCAAATGCTCAAAAGTTTATTAAAAACAAATATAATATAGAAGTCAGTCAAGATGTGGCAGATGCCATTTGTATTGGTGAATATTTAGTAAATAAAATACTTAAATTTCCAGACGTAGGACAAACCAACTGATGAATATAATATTTTGAGGTGATTTAATGAATAATTTAAATAAATATAAATTAAGCCTTATTTTCCTAAAAAATTTACTTAATGATAAATTAATTACACAACAAGAATTTGACCTATCAAACAATGATTTAAAAACAATATATAACGTTAGTTAGTTTCAATAGGAAGAAGTTGCTTATAAAACTTCTTCCTAATTTTTGTTTATAATTTGATTCATATTGACTATAACTTTATAAAAAAGTATAATTATTTAAAAATTTAGGAAGTGAAAACATGGAGCTATTAAATTTTCCTAATTATAAATTCAACGATACTATACGAGTTGCAGCATATTGTAGAGTATCGTCTGATAGTGAAGATCAAATTAATTCCTTTAATAATCAAAAACAATATTATAATGAATTATTTTTAAAATATAAAAATGTTACATTTATAGATTTGTTTGCGGACGAGGGCATTTCAGGTACGAGCACATTAAAAAGACTTGATTTTAATCGTATGATAAAAGATGCCGAAGACAATAAGTTTGATTTAATATATACAAAAGAAGTATCAAGATTTGCTAGAAATACAATTGATACTTTAAAATATACAAGAAAATTAAAAGAGTTTGGAGTAGGCGTATATTTTGAAACTGATAATATTTTTACCTTAGATAATGATGGCGAATTAAGACTTACAATAATGGCAACATTGGCGCAGGAAGAAAGCAGAAAAATAAGTATGCGTACTAAATGGGGTTTAAAACAAGCAATGAAAAAAGGAATTGTTTTTGGTAATGATAAAATATTAGGATTAAATATTGTAGATAAAAAAATTACAATAAATGAACAAGAAGCAATTTATATAAAAAATATTTTTCAATGGGTCAAAGAAGGAAAAAGTATTATGGGAATTATAAAACAGTTAAAAATAGATGGATTAAAATGTGGAAAATTAGGAGGAAAACTTACTCATACTAGTCTTAAACAAATGTTAAGAAACGAAAAATATTGTGGAGATTTAATTCAACATAAAAATATTACTGAAGATTATTTAACACATAAAAAGACAAAAAATGAAAATAAAGATTCATTTGTAATAATAAGAAATAATCATCCAGTAATAATTGATCGTAAAACTTGGAATGAAGTACAATTAATATTAGACGCAAAAGAAGAAAAATTTAAAAACGGGATAGGTTATTCTAAATATGTTTGGGGTGGAAAAATAATTTGTAATTGTTGCGGAGGCATATATAGAAGGACTTCCTATAAGAATCCAAATGGTAAAAGACATTATATTTGGAAATGTCGTACATCTTCTGAAGAAGGTAAAACAGTTTGTTCAAATACAAGATATATAAGAGAAGACATTCTAGAAAAAATATTAATGGATATATTTAAAAATATCATTTCTAATGATGATAAAAATGAAGTACTACAAAACCTAATTAATATATTAGAAAAAAACATTCAAAACTCTAATGTATCTCAAGAAATAGAAACTGTAAAAAAACAATTAAATCAAATACTTATTAAAAAAAGCAAACTATTAGATTTATATATGGATGACAATTCTACTTTAACTAAAGAAAATTATAATATTAAAAATGAAGAATATATTAATATTGAAAATGAATTAAAAAACACCCTTAATGAACTAGAAAATATGAACCAATTAGTAGAAAACAAAAAAAACAAATTAGAAAAATTTTACTTTATTATAAAAAAGAAAATAGAGTTTACTGATTTTAATAAAGATTTAATTGAAGAGTTTTTAGAAAAAATTGTTGTTAATGAGAACAAATTATTAAAAATATTTTTAATTAATGATAAATATGAAGTAGATTTATCAAATAAATATGATGAAAAAATAATCCTAAACCACCATGAAAGGCAGGTTTCATTGCCTAATAGGATTAATTTATATAATATAATGTCATATAATGGTAATAATTATGACATTGAAATATATCTATATGCATAGACAATAGAAATATTTTATATTTGATTATAATAAAGCAAGAATAAATTTTATTATAATCAAATATAAAATTTACCTACTTGTTAAAAATAGGTTATTTTTTGTAATTTTTTAATTATTTTATAAATAATTATTGATTATTTAGTTTAAAAAGAATAAAATATAGAAAGAATATTAAAATGAAAATAAAACGGAGGTGTTCTTTATGGAAGATAAGTTAGAAGGACAAGAGAATCAAGAAGGACAAGGATTGTTTGAGAAATATACGGAAGAGAAAAAGGAAAGGGGTAGACCAAAGATTTTGAAGGATGAACCAAAGTTTATTGAAGGTGAAGGATGGGAACTGCACGATATAACTCCTTTATACCGTAATGGAGAATTAGTTAAATATTTTTGTTCTGTTCCGATTAATACTCTAGCAGAAATGAGGTTATCAAATAATATTGTTTATAATGAAAAAGTACAACGTGGAACTAAATTAGATAATAAGGGTAACATTGTCGAAATATTCCAAAGAAAAAAAGTCAAAGAAATTTATAAAGCATTAGCAGAAGATCGTCTTCATGGTAGTGTAATTACACTTAATGCTAATAAAGATACGGGAATACAACTAAATTATGATAAAGAAACTGGTGTATTATCAGGAAATAAACCACTTGATCTCTTGGATGGCAATCATAGAATTAAGGCGATGGTAAAATTTTACAGTGATTATCATAAAGGAAGTAAAAATACTGGAAGTATTAATCCTGAAATGTGGGAAATCCCACTTGTTATTGAGAATTTAAGCGAGGCAGATAGCTGTGCACTCTTCAGTGAGTATAGCTTAACTCCTCTAAAAGTTTCCAGAACTAGAGGATTATTCCTAAATGTGTATAATGCTGGAAATATGATTGTAAGACACCTAATGAAAAATGAATTAAGAGGTAGAATTGACTGTATTAATGTAGGATTAAGAAATGAGTATGTTGCTACTTTTGGAACACTTACTAATGCTATTAATGCATATCTTCAACCTGCAACACCACAAGAAGCAGAAAATTACAAGAATTATATAAGTGATTTCTTTAAAATTCTTATAAATACTTTCCCTAGAGCATTTGGAGAAGTATCAAAAGAAGAAAGAAAAGAAGTTAGAAGTAAGTACTTTGTTATCGAACCAATATTTATGAATGCTTATATATTTTTACTGAAGAATCTTATTGGCAAAGATGATTGGGAGGGTAAAATCAGCAAACTAAAAGATATAATACAAATTGATGGGTGGTCTGGAGAATTACTATCCAGAGAAAACCCATATTTTGTCAACAACATTACTAGAGGACAAGGAAAAATGGTTTCGACACGTAGTACTAGTAAACTTGTGGCTGATTCTATAGTGAATTATATCTTGCATGGAGTTTTGACCGATAAACTTGAAGGATAGTAAAAAGGGGAGTACCACTTAGGTACTCCCTTAAATTATATTATATTTTTAAATTCTCCTTTAAACCATCTTTCTTTAAATTCATAAAATTGTTCTGGTGTAGTATTACCGTCTTTTTTATAAATTGCATGAAATAAATTATGTACTCTATCACAAAGACATACACCAAGAGGATATTTATAATGAATTTCTAAACATTTATTTTCTAATAATTTTAATTCTTCGTCAGTATATTCGTTTATAGTTTTATAAGTTAAAAAATCAAGCTCTAAAATTGTTTCTTTAACTATTTCAGCAAAAGAATGTAAATGATGAATTACATTAAATTTTTCACCAGTTATAATACATTTATAATTACAATATTTCATACTATCTTTCTTCCATTGTTTAATTTTATTTCTTAAATACTCTAATAAAGGAGTAATACCACCTTTCCAATGTCGAGACTTATCTCCAGAATAATATTCAACCATACAATAATGACATCCAAATCCATATAATTCTAAGCTTTTTAATGAAACCTTTTGAACACCTTTATCTTTATGTTTTTCACATATAAATTCATTTGATAAAGAACTTTTAGCATAATTATCTTTATTTACAAGAATTAATCCATGTGCTTTATAACGTTCATCTACATAATCAGAATTAAATTTTAATCTTTTGGAAATTGCTTCACTATTACATTTTTTACAAGGATTATCTTGTTTATGTAAATTCCATAATAAAATATCTTGAACACCATATTCAGGATGTAAATCACAAATAAAGTTATATTGCAATTTTTGTGTCATTATATTTTTATATTCATATTCATCTAAAAGTAAAGAACAATTTTTATTTTTAAACATTTTTACTAATTCTTCATACGGTGTCTTTTTTATATCTGACATTTTCTTTTTATATTGTTCTGTATACATTGAATATTCAACACCATATTTATTTAAACAACTTTCTCTATTTTTCTTTGGTTGACAATCCCAACAACAATCTTTTTTAATAGTATTTTTTTCTTTTAAATTTCTATAATTATTATATTTTTTAACAATTATCGTTTCTTTTCCCTCTTCTAAACAATAATCACATAAGATTTCAATTTCAGCAGTACATCCTTTTGTTACTTCTTCTATTTTTACTTCAAACTCATCATCTTTTTTAGTAAATTTATATCCTTTGGATTCATAATGTTTTCTATTTTTCCCACACCATTTAACCATTACAGTTTTACTTTTTAACATCCATCAACCATCTCCTCACAGCAAATTTACCCCACAGAAAAATAAATAAAAAAGAGAGTGCTCTGTGAGGACAACACTCTCTTTTCTCTAAGCACGACTGATCGGGTCGTACAATTTTATATTAATTTAATATTTAACCTTCTGTATTACTATCTGTATTATCTGTAGTAGTTATATTTTTCTTCTGCAACGCATCATAAGATTCCATACTTACACCAGCTAAAATCAATCCATTAATACTTGCTAAAAATATATCTAAATTACTAGCTATTTGACCATTAAAATTTAACACAGAGAACAAAATGCTCTCACTCAATAATACAACCCATAACTTTGTAGGAAAACTATCTACTTCATATTTAAAATAACTACAAATTTTCTTGAATAATAAATCTAATGCACCTTTGGAAAACTGAGTTATAACCATAATTGCTGCAACCATTCCTGCTATACTACTTAAGGTTTCTAAAGTAAAAAATTGACCATCCATATTATAACCTCCTTATTTAACTACTTTATTTTGCCATCCTTGATAGCATTACCCAAAATAACCACTGAGGAGTAGCAAGAGAAACATTACTAATATGTGATTCAGGATTTTGAATAAGTGGTTTTCCATTAATGTCTAAAATTTGAGTTAATTTATTAATTGCTTCTGCACCTTTTTGTCCCATCCAATCTTCATAAACGGGCATTGACATATCATCACCACCGATTAATAAAATTTCTGTTCTTACATCATTAACAAAATCATCCCAAGTTTTACCATGTTGTTGAAAATAACCTATAGGATCGGTATGATCTGTTTCATGCCAAGTTTCACTAACCCAAGCATGAGTATTTAGTTGATTAATATTTGTAGGATCAAAACTATATCTAATACAAATATCTACTGTTAACCATATTGTTCTATTCCATGTTTCTTGAAATTTTGTTTCATCGGAAAAATTACACATCTCAATCGACAAGAAACGAATATTAGCAGATTTACAACCATGCCATGCAGTTAAATTTTCAGGTAATATTTGAGTAATAGAATCATAATCTACAAAATAATGTGCTGAAGCACCACGATCTGCATTATGAAAATATGTATTTTCGTTAGTATCACTCGCATCAGGAGTTGCAGTTTCATGAATTGTTAAACCAATAGGACTTAAAGTAGTTCCTGAATGATTTAATCCATCTGGTAAAAAATCTTGAATTATACTATATCCTTGAATCTAAATCACCTACTTGTTGGTTGGTATTATTTGTAGTTGTATTTATATTATTTTGATTTGTCCCTATAGTTGAAACCCCACCATATCCACTATTTCGACTATAATAACTACTAAAACCATAAGCAATAGAACCTACTCCATTAATACCTGCTACATAAAAGGCAATCCCTTTTATTAAATCTACATAAACAGCATCTATTGGTTGATTTGTAGCATAACGATATGTTATATATGCAAAACCAATTATAAAACAAATCATTAACCCACTAATTTTCATTTCATCTGCTGATAAAAAATTTCTCAATCCATTCACATTTTCACCAACTTAATAGTAAACTATAAAAGCACTTTTGTATCCAGCACTCTTTATCTTATCTCTTAATATTTGTGCATCTATTTTATTTTCACATTTACCAACTTGAACTTTATGATATGAATTAATATAATATATATAAGCATTAAAACCCTTATTAATTAACACAGTCTTAGTATTTATAGCATTTTTTTCAATTTTATAATTACCTACTTGTACCCTATAATATTTAGACGAAGGAGGTAGTGGAATAGGGTTTTTAAAATCTAATTCTATTGCATATGCTTCAAATACATATGGCATATTAAAATCTTTTTCATGTCCTTCAAAAAATTTCTGCGACATAAAATAATGTCCTTTAAGTCCCCAATCATCTCCCCATGAATTACGAACTTTAACAAAACTAGTTAAGGTTATTCCATCTTTATATGTATAACTTAAATTTTTATTATAAGCTAATCCGAGAGTTGCATGTCCCCCATCAACAGTGCCTTCTGGCATACATAAAAATCCACCATCTTCAGGATGATAAAAACTAGTAGTTACAATTTGAGCAAAAAGAACTGGTTGATAATGAGATATAGCATGACAAACTTCGTCCCAAGTTTTAACTAAAGAATATCCTTTAATTTTATAACCTAATGCTTCTTCCAATGCCTTTTGTGGTACTTTTGGTAATGGTTTTGACATCATAGAAAAAGGCATTGTTTTTTCTAAACATATTCCTTCTTTTCTTGCAATTTCTAATAATACTTTTGGGTACGTTCCATCTTCATTAAATTCTCCGTCTTCTTCTTTGGCCCTACAATATCCCTCGCAAACACTAGCAACATCAGGAGCATTATTTATTTTATTTTGTGCAGATAAAGCACCACAAACTGCTTCACTTACGCAACAAGGCCAAACATCTTGATCAAAAATTGGTGGAAACAAATGCTCTATACTAAATTCGTCTGGTATATTCTGTAAATGCTCATCTGCTAAAGAAAATTTAATCGGATATTTATGAAGTTTCTTATCATATGGCGAAGGTTTACATTTCCAACTTTTAAACATTAAATTCCTCCCTTATTTTGCAACTCCCCATGCAGCAGTTCCTAAAATTCCAATTAATCCTATTACTGCAATCACAATCTCCCTTTTATTCCACCCTTTATTTAAATTAACTTCCATTTGATTATCATTCTTATCTTTTTTTGTTAAATAATTTAAAAAACTATTACTCATTTGCAATATTGAATCAGTATTTTTGGTCATAATATCTTTAATATTATTAAAATTTTCTAAAGATGATTCACTATTTTTCATTAATACTGACTCAATATTTGATTGTGATTTTTCTATACTATCTAAACGTTGATTTGTAACAGCAAAATTCTTTTCTAATTCATTAATTTTATCTGTATTTTTTTCAACTTTGATTTCTATTTTTTCAATCTTACATTCTAATTCTTCATTATCCAAAGGGGACAACAGCATCATTCCTTCCAATTGAAATTAATCACCCTTTCATGGTATAATAATTTCAACTCCTTTCAATGCACATTATTGATAGGGGAGAGGAGGGGAGTGGTTGGGTGAAACTGCTCCCCTCTGTTTTGTCGAATAATATTTAATTTTCTTTTTTATCTTCTGTTATTTCTTCTGATATTTTATTTTTACTTTCTACTATATTACTTAATTTCATAATTTGAATTTGATATAAAACATTCTGTAAACATAACTCTACTACATTAAAAGGCAATTGACTTTGATTAATTACTTCACTAATTTTAGTATTAAATTGGGCAATAAAATCAATATTTTGTTCTGACATAAATACTCCTTTCTAAAATATTTTTTATATAAATATTGACATTTTTAGTATTATTGTTCATAATATAGTAAAGGGAGGGATTAGATAATGAAAAGAAAATCATTTATTATTTTTATTTTGTTGTTATTGTTTACACTATCTAATATATCTTTTGCTTTTGCTGATGAAAATGAAACAATAGAATTTCCAACTAAATATGATGTATGGAGTACTAAACCATTTACAGTAAAATTTAATAAACAGTATGATCCTGCTTCACTGGAAGGAAAAATATATGTTACAGATAAAGATAATAATAATGTTAGAATAAAATATACAATAGAATTATATAATAACTCTATTATAATTGAACCAGAAATATATTATCCTAAAAGAGGTTATGATTTGGGTGAATATATATTACACATTGATAAAGGAATTAAAGCAACTGATGGTTCAATTCTAAAACATAATATAATTATGAAATTTATTGTTATAAAATAATTATTTATTAATGATACGCAGCAACATGTGCTGCCATAATATCATCAGTATATTGTTCTAATAACTGAATACAATAATTTATTATATTTGTAACCCAACTTTGTGTTGCAATTTCACTACCGTTAATATAACCGGATAAACTATTAAAACTGCCATTCACATTTAGTTTATATGCACCTGGGGTAGTTGTGCCAATTGCTACATTGCCTTCAACAATTAAACCATTCTGTAATGGAGTTGTACTAAAATAATAACTATTGCCTATAATTAAACTACCAGCAATGCCAATATAATTTTTATTTATATCGTAAGAAGGATAACCACTCCCACTAGTTATACCTGGCGTTAAAAATATTGAAGTGCCATAACTTGAACCAATATTAACATTATCAGTAACATTTATCCATACTTCTTTATTAATAGAACCACGTCTATATAAACTTAAATTACCATAATATAAAGAACTATTGCTGTATAAAGAATATAAGTTATAGGTTGCTGTACTACTTTGATAACCTATAAGACTACCTTCAATCATATTTATCCATAAATCATTCGCACTTCTATTTGTAGAAAATTCTCCTGTTACATTTACATTTCCAGCAATATTTAAACTACTACCATCCCAATCTAAATAACTCGTAGAATTACCTATTTTTAACTTCCATACTGAACTATCTTGTCCTAAAAAGAATCCTCCAGTACTATCAATATAACTTGTTTTTCCACCTAATAAATTACCTGCTAAACTTAAATTACCCAAAGTGTCCGTCCAAAATTTATCTACCCATGAACCACTTTCATATTTTTGAATCACAAATGTTTTATTACTTGAATTAGTATCTAGTAAAATTTTATTAATACTGCTTGATAAAGTAATTGTACCTGGATTTAAAGTATCACTTTGTATCGTATTGCCAATGATTGTTGATGCAGTTATATTAGTAGAAGTAATATTACTACCTGATATTGAACTACCTGAAATTGCTCCTGATATTGTTGCGCTTGTAGCAATTAAATTACCTGCCATACTGACTCTGAAGGGAGCAGAAGCATAACTTGCATTTCCTAGATATATGCCAGAAGAATCTACCTTAAAAATATTATTTAAACTTCCGATGGAAATAGTTCCACCAATTATAGAACTATTAGAAACAATAGATCCTGCTGTTAGCGTACCTAAAATATTTAAATTACCTATAGTTTCATCTACTTTAAAAACATCGTACCAAACTCCACTTATTTGTCCTTGAATTTTAATACCATTATCTGTACCAAAATAATATTTAGCATTTGCTTTTAATAATTCTATGCCGGTTGATTTTAAAGATAATCCACCCATTGTTATCCCTGTTTGATCTGCGGTTAAAGCATCATTATCATTACCGTCTTTTATATTAATACCATACACACCCGGAGCAATTTGACCTGCTGTAAATCTATCTATACCACCATAAACTACTCTCATACCCTTGAAATCATCAAATCGAAGTGAAGAATCATAGGTTTTACCTGTTTCTAAACCCTTAATTAATTTATCTATTACTGAAATAGTTGAATAATCTATAGTTCCACTTATAGAATCTTCAATACTAGCTGTGGTAGTATATTCTGTATATTGATCTATAGTCTTATAGTCAGAATAAAAATAAACAATAGGACTATATAATTTACCTTCGGCATCTATTGTAGTATGAACAGTTCTATATGTTCTGATTGCAAAACCATAATATTTATAATAATCTGTAGTAATGATAGTTTCTTTAAGGGGTAAATTGCGTAATATAATTCCTCTTGCATCCGAACAAATGGAAGTGTGAATATCATCTTCATAATCAACAGTATAAACACCAGATGATGATCCAACTGAAATAAATAGTTCAAATCCATCAATTGGGTTAAGATCGTTAGGAAGATATTGCCAAGATAATGCAAGATTCTTTGATGTATCTACGTTGGTGTTATATTGAATTAGTAGAGAATTTGGAGCAGTTGGTATTGTTGAGTTGAAGAGGGAAGAACCAATGTAATCCCCCGTTTTGGAGCGATCAAGCCAATCTGCTACCAATCCAGTAGCAACAGTAGGATAAGGAATACAATCAACTTGAGTATTCCAAGTATTTTCTTGCATAGTATGTTTAATTGTACTCATAAGGTAGTCGTCGCTAATTCCTGTTGAACTTTCAACTACCGTACATTTTCCTAAAATTAAATATGCCAACAGACTTGTTGCCGGTATAGATAATTTTTGAATTGGTTCATATAAATTTTGATATAAAAACTGCCCTAAAACCTTCGCTTGATTTTCACTAACTATGTAATCATTAGATATTTCAAGTGTTTTTTCACCATATTTAGCAATTGAAACTTGATTAGTAAATTTTGCCTTTATAGGTTGGAAACTCGCAATAGGTTGACCTCTTAATATTAAAGTACTAATTGTTATAATATCGCTTGTATTATTTTTTAAGGTAAATCTTATTTTACTATCTTTTTGTTCAATTGTATTTACTAAATGAACTGTATTAGCAGCAGGAATCGTTGAAAATTCCACTTCTTCACCTTGATTATATTCACTAACATTTTTGTGTGCTGAACATAATATAGTAATATTTGTTGCTGTATCAAAACTTATTGCATTATTACCTGATGCAGAATTATTTGTTATTTCAAGAGTATATAATCGTTCTTGTAAAGGAAGTAAAGCCATTGTTTGATATTGATAATTTACACCAACTAAAGTTCCTACGGCTAAATTACTAGTAAGATAAATATAACCGTTTTCAATATCTATATCACTAATAGGAGATAGTGTTCCAAAATTAGGATCTGAAAGAATAACTACAGAATTATTTGTCTTATATTTATACTCGCCATCATCATCAAGTTCCATCTCTTTCCATAATGGTTTTTCATCTGTAGTAATTCTATTTTCGTGTCCAGCAACAATAGTATAAGATTCATTTTTAATTTCCTGAATATTGACATAGTTTTCCGAAACGAGTTGACTAGGGCATTCACTCTTAAATTCACTTGATATAATTATTGAATTAATCACATCTTGATCCGAATATGTAATACTTAAATCCGAAATATTATCAACTGTGAATGAATGTTGTGAAATTTCACTATCTGAAAAAAATTGTTTGAATTTAAAAGTTTCTTCCTCGTAGCAAATTACACATAAACAACTTTCACAGAGAAGTTTTAATAACTCATTCCAGGTAGAATATAAATTTAAATCACATACAGGTATTACTATACCCGTGTTATATATACTTGTTAATTCACCAGAAGGGGTGCATTCTTGGAACGCACGCAAAATAATTTCTTCAATACGATAATTTAATAATACTTCTTTATTTGTAATTGCTTTTTTAAATACCTGTATATAAGATTCAGCAGAAAGAGAAAGTTGCTTACCTTTAACTTTCATATTATTTTTATTAAGGAAACCGCGAAAAATTTCCGAATAAGTATTGTTATACCCTGCAAGAATTTTAACTTTAGTTTTTGATAAATCTGAATTAAAATATCCAGTTGAATTATCTACTGTTAATGATGCTGTGCTTGGATCAATATTAGATAATATATAGTTACTTCCTGTAGTTTGGATAGTAACCTCAATTGATAAAACATAATCCGATATATCAGTTGCAAATGTATCTCCAATTAATACTTGATAGTTTTTTATTTTAAAAGTTTTTGCTGTTTCAGTTTGTATTGTCAAATATAAGTATCACCTCTATTCTTCTTCTAGTGTAAATGACATAGTATAATAAGGAGTAAAACTAGAATCGCATATTTCTTCTAAATCTATAGTGTCGTTAGTAATTTGTGTCGTATAACTACTACTACTCGTAGGGTATCCGGTAAATGTAATTGAATTTGAAGAAGTAGATGTAAAAAGAGTAAGTAAATTATCTTTATTTGCGGAAGATAATAGATCGAACTCTAGTAAAAAACAGTTTTTTATTATACTAAATTCAGACCACATTTTACCATTAAGTGCTCGAACAGAAGAATAACCTATACGTTTAACCGAAGGTTTGATATTTGATAATAAATCATCTATATTAATAGAAGAGGTAGTACTATTACTAAGGGTTATACTTATTTAAACCACCTCCTTAATTAAATCATTTTTAGTTATTTTTCTTAATTCACCAAAATTATATTCTTTTTCATATTGAGAACAAATTATTTTACCATTATCAATATCAAAATGAATCCATGAATGACCTGAATTTAAGTATTCTTTAGCATATTGAATTATTTCTATTATTTTATCATCTTGTGGTATTTTGTCCGTTATAGATATTATTCTTATTTCTTTCCAATTATTATTATATAAGGCATACCATCTTTTCCTTTGTCTTTCATTAAATTCCTCTTTTGTTTCATTACCTAATTTAACACTTAGTTCATGCCCTCCAAAATCACATTCAATATAAATCATTTCTTCTGTAAATGCTATATCTAAATTACATCTACTAAAAGGATAATTTAATTCTCCACCTATAAGATTATAAATATATTTTTGTTGATTAGAACAAGGAGCGGTACCATTTTGATATAATGTTTTTATTTGCTTCATTTTTATTTCAGTATTTTCACAAGGTGTTTTAGTTCCATACTTTGATAAATTAGTATTTACTTTTTTATTTTTAAACTCTTCTACTTGTGTTACATATTCGCAACCATATTTATTTAAATTTGTTTTTCTTAGTTTATCCAATCCTTCTTTAGTATTTAAATAGGTTTTTGCTCCATATCTTTGCATGTTTGTTTTTAAGGCACGTTCTTTTGATTCGTTTGTTTGTGAATAAAATTTATGATTGTATTTTTCATAGTTTGTTAATATTGCTTTATTTTTTATATCTTCATTTTTCATTGGATTATCAACACCATAATTATTCAACCATGTATTTTTAGTTTTATTTTTCACATGTATTAAAGAACTTGTATTTTCTACGTTATACTGTAATAAATTACTCTCTTTTCTTTTAATATTTCTACATTCCATACAACAATCTTTATGTATTATACTATTTATATTTTGTTTAATATATTCGCAATATGTTTTAATAAAAACTCTACCACAATAATCACATTCTACTTCAACTTTTATTTCACTGCCAGTTGATAATTCACTAATATATACTTCAAATTCATCTTTATTTTTTGTATAAATATATCCTTTATTTTCATAATATTTTTTGTTTTTTGGATTCCATTTTACTTTTATAATTTTAGTTTTTAACATATAATCAACTCCTAACCATTGAGTTATTCTAACTAAAAAAGAAAATAAAGAAGGAGAGGGTTAGGATTATATTCCTCTCCTTATCAGTACAGTTGCGCTTCCGTACCTATCTTTATTTGTTAAATATTACCATCTATTTTCTTCCATATCCTTCCAGTACCCAAATATTATTGTCGCTAGATCCTTCATTGCCATTTCGTTTGCTATAATATTTCCAGCATTTACCGAATATGACATATAATAGTTGGCCGGCATGCTGCTTTCATACACAGTATTCTCTATCCTACTAGTCACCGTAGGTGTTATATTCTCTAATTCGGCAATATTTACATGTAATATACTCCCTAACGTTTGTGTCACAGAATTTAAACTATTTATTATTGAATTACTAAGAGAAGTACTTAGTCCACTTTGTAATTGTGCCATTATTACAGGTAATTTTTCTAAAACATTTGTTACAACCATAGGGATTGAGTTGAGGGAAGATTCTATTAGTTGACCCAATATCCCCCCAAAGTCACCAAATTGTGCAATTCCTGTTTCTATAGCGTCTCCAAACTCAGTACCACTAAAGAACGAGAATGCATCTTCGCCCATTTCGCTTAAAGTACCCGCCCATCTCTCCTGAACATCACCAAACGCATCCGTCAAAGTTCCAGACAAGTTAGCAAATCCTGAATCACTAAATATATCATCCCACATTGATTGCTGATTAGTTATCAAATCAACCATTGTTTGACTCATTTGTTCTTTTAGTTTATTAAATACTTCATCAGCAACTTCGCTACTTTCTTTGAGTATTTTACTTACCTGACCAGTAACAGTATAAATTTTATTTCCAAATTCATCCAATGACTCCGTAAACAAATTGTCAAAACTAAATATATCACTAAATACACCTTTCAATTTTTCAGCAATTTCAATTTGTTTATTAATCTCTTCTAATTGTTCTCTTAAATCTTCAGCAGTTATAGGAGTTTGAGCCAAATCCACATTAATACTTGTTATTTTACTATTTATTTCAGTTAAAATTGCATCCAAATCAATATAACCCTGATTAATACCATCTATTAAACCTTCTGTAGTTGCTATTTGACCAACAACAGAATCATTTAATATTTGTGTATCAGAGATATTACTAATATAATTTTGAATATCTTGTAAAATTCCACCAATTTGAGCACGGACACCTTCTGCTTCTTCACTAGTATCCGTAAAAAATCCATCTTCCATTTTATATATATCTTTATTTTCATTATATAAATCTTTTATTATATTAAAATTGGTGATTAAATCCTCTTTTACATTTTCAAATCCTTCAAAATTATCAGTATTAGTTAATTCACCTATAATAGCTGATATACTATCAAAATCAAAAGTTAAATAATCTTTAGTTCCTGTCTCAACAGTTTCTGCTATATCCTGTATCGCACTACTATAAGTAGCAACACTGTCTAATAAAGAACCAACTTGATTATTAAATTCAGTAGTCATTTGCTCAAAACTAGTATAATCTGCTGAATCACTAATAAAATCTTCCCATGCTAATTTTACTTCACCTAATTGTTCAATCATATAAGACTTAGCATTTTCAAATCCTACATATTTATTTGGATCATTCAATTCAGTAGCCATACTTGTAATTATTGATGCAAAACTATTTCTTAAAGAACCAACATTTTCTTTTGTTATTGTATCAAGGTTAATACTCCTTAAACTATTATTAATATATTCTTGTAATGGTGCTGCTAATGTCGTTGTTGTTTCTGTTGTCGTTTCTGTTCCCATGCCGAAATATTGTTCTATGAAATTCTTTAAAGGAGAAGCAAATGCTGTTTCATATTTTGCATTTTCTAAATCTTTTAAATCCTGTTCTAGTTTTGTTTTATATTCTGCTAAACCTTCTTGAACATCACCTGTATTAATTTTAAATTTCATTTCTTCTAAAGATTTTTGTTTATTTAATAATTCATCAATTTTACTTTTTTCTTCATCTATTCTTTGTTGAATATTATATTGTTGTAATTCTAATGGATCTGTTGGAATATCATCATACAAATGATTATATTTATTATATAATTCGTCAAAATAACTTCCAAATTGCTCATTAAAATCCATACTAATTAAAGTATCTTTAAAACCTTCAACTGTAGAAGTTAAGTCTTCTAGTTTTTTAATTGCACTATCAATATCTGCAAAAACCGAAGCAAACAATTGTGCTTGCTCTGTTGTTTGTGCTAAACCACGATTTAAATCTTCAACACTACCTAATAAATATTGATATTCTTTTCTTGCTCGTTTTAAAATCTCAATTTCTGCTTCAGTAATTGTACCATTAGCTTCTTTTGCTTCTAATGTACTTATTAGCCGTGATAAACCATTAATCTGTTGTGTTATTTGGTTTAGAGCAGTTCTACTATCTTGGATTTTTTGTATACTAGCATTATACATACTATCTAGACTAGATAATCCGGTTCTAAAACTTTCTAATAGTTGCTCAAATGGTTCTAAATTTTTATTTTTCAAATAACCAACATTTTTAAAAATATATTTTTCAAAATCAATACTTTCTAGACTTTGTTTAAAATTATCACCAATATTTGATAATAAAGTATTTAATTCTTCTAATGATTTTAGATTGTATAATTTTAAAATATCATTAAGTGCGCTTGCAGCGTTTGCTGCTGCCGTTAAATCAGTAGTAGTACCAGCAATTAAACCATTTATTGTTTCTAATAATTCAGGAGCCAATTTACCATCTTTAATTGCTTGATTGATAATATCAACTATACTTTGCAATTGAGCAGACGCATCCTTATAGTCATCTTTTCCTGCCCATTCAGCAATTTGCGCTATCATTTGATCTCTATAATCTAATAATGTTTGAATATTACCATCATTTAGATCTCCAGCTAATTGATTAAAATCAAATTTCATTCTTTCTAATTCTTTTACTTGACTAACTAAATCATCAATTTTAGTCTTTGTTTTTTCTAAGTCAGATTGTAAAAATCCTAATAAATCACTAGGAACATCTTCAAACATATTTATAAAAGAACCATAAGCATTCTCAAATTGTTTTTCAAATTCTTCATCAATTTTTGAAGTCTCAATTTTATCTTTTATACTATCTAAACCATCAGAAAATAAACTAATTATATTGACAGCAGGTAATGCCATATCATTAAATACTTTTTTTATTGCATTTGCTACTTCAATCTGATGTGCTAAGTCTGCTTCTGTTTCAGTATTTTCTCCTGTTGTGTCCGCTGTAGGAGAACCACTTCCATATTCAGACTTCTTAGCTTCTAATTTTTTTTCTTGTTCTTCTAGTAATTTTAAGAAATTTACTGTTGAATTATATAACTTTACTAACGGATCTGATTTAATACTCTCATCTAAATTATCCCATCCACTTGTAATTTTACTAATTATATCATCGCCATATTTTTCTTTTAAATCTGTTTCAATACTGCTTTTTAAATTTGTATATTGAATTACTTTAGCATTAAGATCTGCTAATTTAGCATAAAGATCTGTAAGAGAAGTTATTTTTGTGGGATCATAATTAGCATCTATATATTCTTGTTGACTTTGAGCATTTTTTTCTATTAATTTAACAAATTCACTAATTATTGCTGCTCTATCTTCTTTCGTTGCTTTTGAAATCTGTTCTAATATTTTATCAAGATCACTACCACTTAAAATTTTATTTTCATAGCTTTTTAAAAATTCAATAAAATCAGCTAAAGTAATTTCTGTGCCTGTTGGTTTTGTTAGGTCTGTTGGATTATCTGTTGGTTTTGTGTTTATTGGGTCTGTTGTATCTGGTGGTTCTGTTGGTGTCGTTGGCTCTGTAGGTGTTGTAGGTGTTGTTGGTGTTTCTGATATAATACTTCCTAAAAGTTTAGCTATTGCTTCTCCTGCACTTACAATACTAGTATTTAAAGTCTTACCAACAGAAGCTCCTGCAATAACAAAACCACTACTAACAGAATTACCAGCATCAATAATTGCATTTTTCATGTCGGTAGCAGCATCTTCTCCACTATTACTAATAGTAGTACCTAAAAGATCCGCTAATTCACTACCACCCGCTGCAATTGCTTCTTCAATAGTTGCGCTTATATTTTCTATAGTAAGACCTAATGAATCTAATATAGTTTGAGTTGAATCAACAATTGCTTGTGCAGCCATCATTTCATTTTGTATTCTACTCTCTTCAAGAATATCTTTTTCTGTTTGTTTTAATTCGTCTAATAATTCACTTACTCTATTTGCCTGTTCATCTAATAATTGTTTTAAATTATCACCAACAACATTGGCAGCTTCACCATATTTACCTTGATCTAATAAATTTTGTATATTTTTGCTAGTATCTTCTTGTAATTTCTCAACAGCGTCAAAATAGGCTTGATATTTAGCCTTAAACATTGCTTCAAATGCTTTATCTTCTTTTCTTTGATTTATAGATTCATATAATGAATCAAGTTCATTTTTTAAGCTTTCTACTTTACTCTTTGCTTCATTGAATTGATCTTGAATTAATTGTGCATATTTTTTTATTTCATTTAATCTAGTAATATTTTTTAATAAATCTGCTAAATTACCATTAATTCCTCCTAATGCTGCATCAATTGCAGCCATTGCATCTGCAAAATTACCAGCATCTAAAGCGTCAATTGCTTTTTGTAAATTTTCAAGTTGTATTAATGCTTCAGGGGTTAATATACGTTGTTGACTAATTTCAGTTATAATACTAGTTAATTCAGTCTTTAAATTTGCTGCTGCTGCATCAATCTCGTCTATAGAACCTGTCCATAGTAATTCATTAAATTTATTTAAAGGTTCTGTTAGTCGTGATATATAAGGAGCAAGTTCGGGAATAGCAGTTATCTTTTGTCTTAATTCATCTATTTTAGTACCATAACCTTCAATATACTCTTGTGCCATTGCCCAATAATCTTCTTCGCCCCATTGTGCCCATGCTTTCCTTACTGCATCAACTGTTTCCCATTCTTTGTCAGTTAAAGTACCAGTTCTCCATTTGTCAAATAATTGACCTATTTTTGACATATTTCCATTATCGTCTATAAATGTTGCTTTTTTATATAAATCAGTTAATGAAGTAGTCCATAATTCACTATATTGCATTATATCTTCTGTTAGTTCGTTACTTGTAAAATATGAAGTTATATTATCTTTGATTGCTTTAATTTGATCTTCTAAATCTTTTCTATATTTATCAAAACTTTCTTTTACATTACCCATTTTAAAATCAAACTTTAATCTTTCAAGTTCTTTGGCAACATCTAGTAATTCAGAAAATTTGTCTTTTGTTTTTTGTATTAAAGCGTCTATTTTGTCAACAGCAGTAGCATCTTCATCTTCAAAAGCACTAAGAAAATCTTTATATTTTTCATTAAACATAGAATCAAATATACTATCAAATTTTAAAGTTTTTAATTTTTCTTTAGTCTCTTCAATTCTATTATTAAATTCTGAAACAGCATTTGCAGCTTTTTTAATTAATTCGTAATTTTTAAATGCTAAAAGAAGAGAATTACTATCTCTGATAACATCTTCAATTGTTAAACCATATTGTTTTAATACTGCAATAATTTCAGGATCTAATTTAAGTTTCTCAAAATCTATTTTTTCCTGATCAGTTAATGTTCCAGATAAACTTTTACCAATCAAATCAAAGAATTTTGTTCCTTTGTCGCCCAAATATTCTTCAAGACCTTTTTTAACTTTCATATATTCAGACATTCTTTCTTGTGCAGCACTTAATATTTGATTAGCAATATCTTCTGGTGTTCCAAATAAATTAAAATTAAACATCTTATTTAATTCTAATTTATCTAATGCAGAAATTATCTCATCACCTATATCAGAAATATTTTGTCCTATTTCTAATTTTTTATATTGTTCATTCATTTCTTTTAATTTCTGAACAGATTGAGTTAATTCGTTATTATAATCTCCTAACATTGCGGTTATTTTTGCTACAATTTGCTGTTGTGAATAACCTTCTTTTGACATTGCAGATATAGCAGAATTCATATCTGCTTGTACTTCGGAAGGTAAATCTGCTATTGCATTTCTAAGTTTTGTTAAATCATCTGCATATTTAATATCAAATTTAATTCTTTCAAGTTCTTCGATATCACTCATCATATCTTGAATTTTTGATTTTAAATCATCTATTTTACGTTGAAATGCTTCTAGTTCATTAGCTGGTTCACCTGCTAATGCATTTTGAACCCAACCATATTTAGATTCCATCATATCGTTAAATTGATTATCTAATTGCATATTTTTTATTTGATCTGCGAAGGCTTTCATTTTTTGTTGATATGAATCAAGCATTGATTGAACTGATGACTCTTGCTCTAGCATTTTTTGATTAAATCCTATATTATTTAATAAATCTTTTGCTTGTGCAGCAGTTAAACCAAATTCAATAATCTTTTTACGTGCTTCCTCAATTTGCGCCTGTAATTCTTTATATTTCTCAGAACCAACTTCTAATGTACTTAATTTCTTTTCGTCTTCAATCATTTGCAATTTAAGATATTCTATTTCACGATATTTTTTATATTTTTCTATTAAAGCATTGTTCTCTTCTTGTAAAAGAGAAATATTTAATTCAGCTTTAGCACGTTCGTTTTCATAATCAGAATTAAATGAATTAGTACCAGTATAGGTACTTTTAATTATTCTATCTGTATCAATATCATATATACTTTTTTTATAATTATCATTCATTTCTGTAATTAAGTTTGCTATACTTTTAATCTTTTCTGTATATACATCTAAAAAATCAGTTTCTTTCCATAAATCTTTAAATATTTTAGTTTCTTCATTTAAATTTTGCTGGTCTAATTTATTATCTTTTAATTTTTGAGCAATATTATCCATTGCTTCAGCAACATAAAATAAATCTTCTTTTTCCTGACTTGTAATATTACCAGCAGATTCTTTTGATTTTAATTCTTCATATATTTTTTTCTTTTGAAGATATGAATTCCATAATTCAGTTTCTTTTGCTTGTAATTCAGGTAATGCTTTTAGATTTTCAAAATATGCATTTTTTAAATTGTTAATCTGAGATACATCAAATTCCAAGTTTTTAACAAAATTATTCATAGGAGACATAAATGCATTTTCATTAATTAGTAATGGTTTAATATTCTTATTCATATCAATTTCTGCTAATGATTCTCTAAACTTTTTACCAATATTATCTAATGAATCAGATAATTTTTGTATGTTTTCTCCCATATCAGCTAAAACTTGAAATCGTTGAGTTTTTAATAATTGTTCTTGTTGTAACTCACCTAGACTTGCTTGCTCTTGTTCGAGTTTTCTAATATAATCAAGAATATCTGAGTAAGAATCTAAATATCGTTCATTATTTTGAATATTAGTCTCAATTGCTTGATTTCTTGCTTCAATTGCTTCAATATGCCAATCTTCATTCCCTAAAGGTTTATTTAAACCAAATTTTTGCAATTCTGAATTAGTTGTTCCTGTTGCCCAACCTGCTACATCTGCTGCATTACCATAATTATGTTGACTATTACCAGGGGGAGCAACCCACTTTCTTGCTTCTGCTTCACTACCATATTTTGCTAATGCTTCTTCCCAAAGTTGTGCTTGTTCTTCAACCGATCTAAAACCAGAATTAATTTCAAGTATTTCATTTTTATATTTTGCTAATGATGCAAGTCTTTTTGCTAATACAGAATCTAATTGTTGCCAATCACCAGACAACCATTCAGAAGGATTAGCATTACCTTCCATGTAACTAGACGATAATCCAGCAGAAGAAGAACCTTTAGGTGGATTATTTTGTATATTATGTAGTTTAGCTGTCCAATCAATTATCTGCTTTGTATATTCACTATTCATGTCAAAGTATTTATTTAAGGCATCTGTTTCTATTTTTAGACGTTCTCTAAGAATATCCATACCTTCGATAATGCCGAAATCAACTTTTTTGTTGAATAGTGCAAGAGATTCTACATATTCTTGATTGAATTTTTCTAATGGTGTTTGTACTTTTTCTAGTGATTCTTGGAGAGAAGAGTAGGATTTGGAAGCTGAATCGGATTCGTTTAGATTAAGACCAAAATTACCTGAACCTACCATATTAGCAAGTTCATTTGCCTTATTCATAAGAGAACCGTAATTACCTAGTTGTTTTTGTACTTTTGCTAATCCTCTCTGATATTCAGCAGAATTATAAGTTTCAGGAGATACTTCGGTATCGGACATATATTTATAATGAGCAAAAGTTTCATATGCATCTTGCAAGTTTTGAATACCTTCTATTTCAAGACCGAAGTTTAATAAACGTGCTTTTGTTTCAGCACTTACAATATTGCTTTTTGCTATTTGAGATTGAATAGCTGTTTGTGCTTCTGTTACCCTTGCCTGTTTTAATATTTCAAGTGCTTCAACACTAATTGACATTTCTCCATTTTCAATATTTATTGCTTGCAAAAGAGTAGGATATTGAGCTACTAATTTTACTATTTGTTCTGTATTTATTTTTTTACCTTCTGCTAAATCACGTAATAGCTGATTATATTCTATTATTTCAGAAGAAGATTCTTTGAATGTATCAATTAATCCTTTACTTGCTGTAGCAAAATCAGTAGTTTGAGTAGATAATTTTTTGACAGGCATTTTTAGAAAATTATCTCTAATTGCTTTCATTATTTTTTCATCAGTTATCCCTGCATTTTTTAATGATTCATTAAATTGATCTACTGCTACAGCCTGTTGTTGCCATAAATTTTGATATGCTAAGTCACCAGATTGATATTTTTTAATTTGTTCCTGAAAAGTCTTTCCAATATCTACTGATCCACTTTCAACAAAACTATCAAAAATACCTTTTAACTTTTCGGTAGTTATACCTTCCATATTACCAATCTCTTTAGTTACATTTTTTATTAATAAAAGTAATCCAGAATTATCTAAGTTTTTAAATTTTTGATCTCCTTGATAAGTCGCCAATAAACCAGATTCAATTTCTTGGAAAGAAGTAGCAGACTCCGCTTTTAATTTTTCTATTAATTTTATATTTGTCTCAATTTGCATATTTGTATCTGTTTTTTCTCTACTGGTAAGATTAGGATTATTTAATTTATTTTGTAATTCACGTATTGATTTTTCATATTCAGCTACTTTTTCCTGATTATCTATTAATGTTTTAAGATCTTTATCACCTTGACTATTAAAATTAGTTTGCATTTTTTGTTTATTTAATTGTAATTCTTGTTCTTTTTGTTCATTATATTGTTTTAGCAACTCCGTATTGAAACTTGTAGCCTTCCCCTCTAAATCTAACCCACTAACTGCTCCAGGATAAAGAGTTGCTAATCGATCCATTGTACTTGCTAATTTATCTTTTTGTTCTGTAGTAAGGGCAGTAGCAGAAGATAATTGTTCATAAGTTGATATTAATTTAGATGATTCATTTACTTCTGAAGAAAGATTTGCAACATCATTTTTTAATTGATTAAAATACTCTTGTTGCTTTTGTTTAGCATTAATAAAACCATCAATTAATTTCATTACCCAACCAAAAGCTAAAGAAAATGCCACAGAAAGACCAAGAGTGAGGGCGCTCTGAAGGGCGATCGTGGCGATCTTTGCACCAATTGCACCTATTTCAAGTGCTTTTAAAGCAGCAACTAAACTAAAAACTCCACCTTTTGCTAATGAGGCTGCATTACCCAAAGCAATAATTGGATGTGCTACAATTTTACCTATTGCTAATCTTATATTATTTGCCCCATCAAAAACTTTAGCCATTGTTGGTGCAATTCTATTCATTGCTGCATCAATTTTGCTTGCAGTATTAGCAAAATTGATGTCAAAAGCAGGAATAAGAGGAGATGACTTACCCGATTGATATGCTTGTTTTATTTTATTTTGTGATGCAATTATTTTATCTAATACTGGTATAACTGCATTTAATCCTCCAATTGAAAAAGTTGAAGCTAAACCTAATTTATTTAATTGCTGTAATGTATAAAACCTACCAATTATACCGTCAAGTTTTGTACTAAATAAAGCTACCGCAACAGTCGCAGTAGTTATTAGCGCAGGAATACCACCAACAATAGAAGCAAATTTAGTAAATCCAGTTGTTGCTGAAGTTGCAACATCTACAATACCTTTTAAAGTACCCGTACTTGATAATGTACTATACAATCCTTCAAGAGAGGATTTAAACATATTAAGATGCGCACGTAATGATTCCATATATATATCCTGTTTACTTTGGGCCACACCAAGACTATTAGTTGCCTGTTCAGTATTTGATAAAATATTGGAATAATTTTCCATTGTAGCAATAAAAATATTTTTTTGTCTGACTCCGGCACTATCTAATGCAATTTGATTTTTTTGTACAGAATTTAGGGAATTCCATTTATTACCAAGAGAATCAAGTATTTCTCCTAGTGGTTTTATTTGTGTTGCTGAAGATTTTATACTAATACCTATATCATAAAAACTTTTCTCGATTTTTTTAAATTGTTCCGGGTCGGACTCGTCGCCAACATTAGTAATTCTAGAAAAAATAGTCTTATATGCGTTCCCAATAACATCTCCGCTCATTCTTGTAACCTCGGCAGTTGTCCCAATCATTGCCGACAATTTTTCTAATGAAACACCACTTTGATTTGCCACAGAACCAACTCGTTGAATACCACTTGCTACCTCTTTTATTGCCACAGGATAATCAATTTGAAGCATCCTCGCTGTGCCAGCTAATATATCAACTAAATGTTCCGACTCCGCAGCAGTATATTTAAACTGCTGTTGCATTGCTAAAATAGCATTAGAAGATTCTTCCATTGACTGTCCACTAAGATTACTAAGTAAAATAGCCGCTTTTGAACGAGTTATAGTGTCTTCAAGTGTACTATTGTAATTACCAAAAATGGAAATAGCTGACAATACATTTTGAGTGGTACTACCCATTGCTAAAGCAAACTGATTAGCTGTTGTAGTTAATTCTGAGAAATTTAATTTCGTTCCAGTCATTTCCATTTGCAAAGTAGTTAATTTATAGTTAGTAGATTCAATAAATGAAAATGCATCATTTATTTGATGAATTAAGCCCATAATTGCTGTGGATGCAACACTTTAATACCCTCGGTTTCCCGATATTTAATAAGGGAATAGACCATACCATCATCCCTTTAGGGATGTCCCTTGGTGGTCGTTGAGAGCTTACCATATGATCTTCAAAATAAAAAAGACCACTTAGGTCTATCTCTGCTGATTGCCCAATTCTTTAGATTTTCAGATATTTAATAAGTTTCCTCCATTAAATTACTACTAAAGACTCTAAGGGGTTTCCAGCATATTCAGGATTTGCTTATATTATTACTAATATAAGGGACTATTAGTTAATTAATCCAAACAGGGAACCTTTCAAAAGCCACTTTTAATGTTTCTCCAAGAGTCATAGAAGATTTATTTACTAAATCTAAACCCCTAGATGCTGATTCTGCCTTCATTAATCCAAATTCTTTATCTAATAATTGCATTTGATAAGTTAAGTTTTGTGTTTGTGGTGTTAATGCCTTAACTTTATTCATCCAATTATTTAATTGTGTTTCATCATATAATCCGGTATATCTATCTTTCATTTTTACTACATCAATATTTGCTTGCATTTGATATAATTTCAATGATTGAGTTACTTGTTTTACTTTTTGATCATTCACTGTTAATACTTCTGTAAAAACTGCTTCTTTGCCAGACACGTTTTCTATAACTTTTGCGGTTTCACCTAAAGCAATATTATAATCTGAAACAGTTTTTGCCAATTTACCATTTACTAATGTTTCAGATTGTTTAAGTAATTCACCATTTATAACTGGGACATATCCACCAGAACTAGAAGAAGTATCCGTATTAGACACAACATTCGCTTTAACATTTATATTTGCTTTTCCTAATTTATTTTGTAATCCTTGAATTTGAGCATTTATAGCACCTTCATTAATATAAGTTTTAATTTCTACATTTAATGGTTTTTGTGCTATATATTGACGCATTTCAGACAAACTAATATCTAATGATTTTTTTGTCCAACTAAAACCAATATTAGTATTTATTTTATCTTTCATGTATGTTTTAACTGTTCGTATAACATCATCCATATTTTTATTAGTTGGAACGTCTATTATAATTCTTATTCCTTCACCCAATAATTAACTCACCTCACTTCATAACTAATATCTCCATTTACTTGATAATTTTTTAACTTCCACTATAGCAATTTCTTTTAAATATATTTCTAAGTCTTTTTTAATTCTTTTCATAGCTTGTTCTACATAATGATATCCGTCATATTGATGTAGTCTTTTAGGTGACATCTTTGTTTTATGATGATGTCCCATATTTGTGAGTAAAGAAACATCAGCATAAATCCCTTTAGTAGTACCAAATTTAGATTCATGTTCCATTAAGTCCTCATTAAAGAATATGTCAAAAGTAATTTGATTCCCTTTTATTTGAACCGGAGTAGAATCGATACTCCGTAATAATTGCCCTGTTCTTTCATACATTTCATTTGGTTCAGAATAAACAGTTGTTAATATTTCTTGTCGCAAATCTTCAATTGCTAATTCTTTTAATTTCTCTAATTTAAGTATTAATTGAATAGATAACATTTTTATAAATTTATTATTATCTATTGCTAAAACCATATTTTCACCACCAATAAAAAAACACCCTTAAAGGTGTTTATATTTCATGAGGATAATTTAACGTTTCTCTATATTGTTCAAATTCTTTTTCTTTATCTATATTTATTTTTTGCTTTACTTTTTCAACGAATTCTTGCGCTACTTTATCATAACCCCAATTATTATATATGATAAATTTTAAAATATTATCGTAATTATCCTTATCAATATAATTAATAATTAAGTATTTTGTAATATTCTTAATTTCTTTTTTGCCTATACCAGAAGCAGAACCAACAACTGCTCCAATTGGCCCTGCGATCAGTAACCCCAAGATACCCCTACCGATAATACTTTTATCTTCTTGTTTAATTTTTATATCTTCTTTAATATAAATATCTTTAATACGATCTAATGGTAGAATAAGATTTTTATTTATAGTAAGTCTATCATTAAATAAATCTATGTTAATTTTTTCTCTTTCTTTAAAACATTTTAAACCATCAGTGAACATAAGTTCTATTGATTGAATTGATTGAATTGGTTTATCTTTATTCATACTAATCCCTCCTAATATTATTATATTCTATAATGGAAGGATTAGTAAAGAATTTTAATCCAAAAAGTAATAAATATAATTCAATTCATTTTTCTTTAATGATCTAAATAATTCAGAACATTTTCTACTACAAAAATGATGCTCTGCCCGTTTATATTCACTAATTATTCTATTAGATATTTTTCCGCAAAAATCACATTTAAAATCAATATATTTATTTGCTCTATTTTTATTTAATTTTTCTCTAAGTCCCATATCAAATAAATTTCTTAAAATATCATAATTATAATTCATATATGGAACAATTAATTTATTGTTTAAATATATTTTTTCTTCAGCATCTAAAAAATAATTAAAACTATGATAATTGAATAATCTTCCACTATTTTTGATATATTCTATAATAAGTTGTTTACATATACTATAATTGTTAATAATATCATATTCCCATAGATATAATATCTCTTTGAAAAATTTATTTTTTATAAATGTATGTTTTGATTTATCGTTTATTATTACTTTTAGCTGATTTTCATTCTTAATATTACTATAAAACCTACTATCAGTATGCCAATAAGTTCCCATAACTTCAATATATAAGTTAAAATCTACTAAATAATTATCTACAGTAAAATAATCACAAATATATTCATTTTCAAATTTAATGTTTAAATCATTTAAAATTTGATTAGTTATAATCTGAGGCTTACTATTAGTATAACTAATTTTACCATTTGTTAAATTATTTAACATTACATTTCTCATTTTATTTTTAAAATCTTCTGTTTGTATAAATACTTTTGTTTGATATTCTATTGCACAGTTTTTACAACAAAAATGATGATCAAAAGTATCTAATTTATATCTTTTGTCTTTAAATTCGTTCCCACACCAATCACAAACAAAAGTAAGTTTTCCACCTTTATAATTAGGGTTATTATTACCTGCATTGTTTTCGCTACGCCATTTTCCATGACACTTATTAGAACAAAAATTAGAATTATCCTTATTGTAATTCTTTACCTCATATTCATTACCACAATATTTACAAATGTTTTTAACTCTATTATATAATGAACTATTTTCTCCACTTTTATTTGCACTAATCCATTTACCTTGACAGTCCCTACTACAAAAATTATTATCTTTTATTTGAGAAGGTCTTCGTCTTATTTCTTTTCCACAAAATTTGCATTCAACTATAATTTGCTTATTTCTTGCTTTACCAGAACATTCATTGCTACAATATTTTCCATAACCCCTATTTGAATCATATAATTTTATATAAAAATGTTTACCACACTGTTGGCACAATTTTTTTACTTGTTTAGAATTATCTTTATTTTTAATATTAAATTCTTCATCTTTTTTTATATACTTACAATTATCACAACAATCCTTATTAGTTAAAGATTTACTATTTTTTTTAACATAATTTTTGTATATTTTATTTATAATTTCATCGCAATAATCACATTTTACCTTTACTATTACCCTACTTCCTAACATCAAATCTAAAACATCTACTTCAAACTCATCGTCTTTTTTAGTAAATTTATATCCTTTAAATTCATAATGTTTTCTATTATTACCAGACCATTTAATTTTAACTATTTGTTCTAATAACATTTTTAGATCACATCCAAACAATACTAATTATTCTTTAATACATTACCCAATATATTATCTGCGTTTTCAACTTCCCAATACCATATTTCTAATAAATCTATATTGTTATTTTCTGCATATTCTTGTTTCCGTCTATCATGCTCCTGTTGTTTTTCAAGATTCTGTTTCGTATAATAACTTCTGCCACCATCATGAAATTCGCCTTGGTACTCAACTAATAAGTTATATTTAGGTAAATAAAAATCATATGATAATAAACCATTTCCTAACCCTACAAGTCCACTAAATGTTTTTTGCGAAATAAAATACATATTATCATTTTTATTTAATAATTTATTATAAGTTTCTTGATCAATTTCAATAAAACCATTATTCACAAAAATATCTTTACATTTTTTTTCGCCTCTAGATTTATTACACTCAGGGCAACCAGTTTCCCAATTACTACTTCTATCAGAAATAATAGCTTTCCATTCGTATCCACATTCTTTACATATCCACCAAACCTTTTTACTACTATAAGGACAATATTCTTCAGGTTTATCTTTATTCCTTTTATAATTCCATTCTTTACTAAGTTCGGGATTAATCACTAATAAATTATAATCTTTACTAGGTAATAGATGAGCACAATAAGGACAATTACTACCATCATTTCTACTTTTAATTGTTGCTTGCCATTCATGTCCCTTTTCGCACATCCACCAGACTTTTTTACCACTACCAGGAGTATATTCTTCTGGTTTTTTCTTATTTTTATTATAATCCCATTCTTTGCAAAGTTCTGGATTAATAAATAATAAATTATAATCCTTACTTGGTAATTGACCAACACAATATGGACAATTATTACCCTTACTATTACGTGTACTAATTTTTGTTTTCCACTCATGTTTAGGATTTTTAGAACATTGCCACCAAACTTCTTTATTACTATTACAAACTACATTATATGGTGTTAAATCACCATTTTTAGTTGGATGCCATTCTTTAGCCAAATCATGACGTTTTGTTGCAAGGCAATTTGATAAACCTGCTTTTAATCCCCTACAATAAGGACAACCAGTATTTTGTAATATACTATCCCAAATTACTTCAAATATTTCTTCGCAATTTTCTTTTAAACACTTCCATTTTAATTTTATATCACTTCTAATATATTCTTCACTAATTAACTCAAATGATTTATTATTTAATTTACACCATAATTTTATATTTTGAATTGTATAGGGATTAACCTTATCAACAATTCTTGGGAAATGACCACTCCTTAATTTATCTAATGAAGTCACATAATAATATCCGTATTTATCTTTTAAAATAAGTTTAGTTAAATTATTCTTATATTCTTTACTAATTAATTCATATCCTAAATTTTCAATATTTTTTTTAACTTCTTCATATGTAAACTTTTTATTATTTTTACCCAAATTCTCGTCCCCCAATCTCATATTATCCCGCACACTTTAAAAAATAGGGAAGGGGTGTGCAGGACGAGTACCATACCCCTTTGTCAAGCAGTTGCGCTTCTGCTTCAATCCCTATTCAACACTATCCAAAGCAACTGCAATCAATTTTTTAACTTCTGTATTAATCTTATATTTCTTAATTTTAACTCCATATTCTTGAGTAAAATTACCACAATTAACAAACCTATGAATTTCTACAAAAGAATTGTCTCGAATATTTATGTATTTACTATATTCTTTTTTCCATTTCTTAATATTAGTACCAGGATAATTTTCTTTAATCTTTTCCTTCACACCAATATCTTTTATCTTATCCTTTTTTGGTTGACTAATTAACTTCCATTGTTTATTCTGTCTAACTTCTAATATTAATAAATTTTCTACATATCTACTTAATTCCATTGTCACATCTCCATCAAAAGAAAAAGCAGACATTACGTCTGCATGTCGTGTCCAAGGGAACGCTTCTTAACGACTCGTTCTTGCCATAGAACCATCTTACGATGTACCATATTTAAACAGGTTCAAATCCCTAAAGGTTATAGATAGCTGCCATAACCGTTAATATGGTGAGTGTCGTTCCAACCGTCCGACTCTGCTTGGACTTCCTTGATGTTGTGTTTATTGTAACATGCAGAAAATTTATTTGTCAAGAAAATATTTACAGTAAACTAATATATTATCATATGTATTATATTTACTTTTGCCACAAAATCATGTCCCTTTGCAGGGAGCATAATTTCTTCCTTTTAATGCAACCATTTTTTGTTTTCTTCGATTAATCCTCTGACCTTATCCAACCATCTGTCAAAATCGCTCACAAACAACTCGCTATAAAAATCTTCTATCATATTCATATCATCCAAAAACATGTATAACTCTTCTTCTTCATAATCTCTTGTAACAATGTAAAACAACATCTGAACACCTGGATACAATACCAACCCATACGATTCAGCAAATAATTTGTACTTATCCAACGTCAATAGATAATCAAATTCCCCTTGAAGCAATTTCAACTTACCCGATAATAGCAGTTGATTAACCAGTTCGTCTTCGTACTCCCATGCGTCTGAAATCCATAACTTCATTAACAAAACCTCCTGTATTTTTATTCTATAATTAGTATACAAGAGGTAAAACATAATGTCAATATGTATTTACAATATTACTATAAGTAATAACTTAATATTGTTACTCTATATAAAATATATCTTCAATACTTACATTTAATATTTTTGCTACTGCTAGACCATATAAAAGCAACCAATTAGAACGATTATGGTATAATTGTAAAAAATTATTATAATCCATTTTAATTCCCATTTCATTCATTCTATCAGATAGGAATTTAATTGGACGACCATCTAATAATAATTTAACTTTTTTAGTTGCTAAATAAGCTCTCATCCCAACCACCTATACCCAACCAGTTTTTTTAATAATACCTTATAGATAAAATATAGTCAACAAAATAAGAAAATATGCGTAAATGACAATGTTATATTATATTTATTTTATATCAAAAATTATTTGTCAAACATTTTCCTTACTTGCCGCAACTTCCTGCATTGTAATATATTCCATACATACTTTCTCTAATTTTTTAAAATCAAAACATCTTCTTGCAATTATATTTTCAGGATATTTATATTTTAATTCATAAATTTTTAAAGCATTTTTTATAATTGGTAACTGATTTATTTTAACTAATTCAACCTTTAATAAGTCAACATACTTGCTTTTTTCTTCTAAATTATTAAATGTTCTATATTTTTCAATGTCACTATATTTTAAATTTGTAAATAAAGACTTATGAATAGGAAACATATAATTTAAATTTATAACTGCAATGAATCTCCCATCAGCAGGATGATATATTTTATAAAAATCAATATTTTGTTTTAGCGTTTTATGTCTTTCTTGAGGATGCGATATTTGCGTAACATATGTTATACTATTATCTACATCAAACAAAGAACCAAAAAATGGCTTAAATTTATTTAATCCATAATCCGAATTTGGTATTCTTGATTCATAGTTATTTCTTAAATAATTTAAATAATTTTCATCTAATGTCTTCCAAATTATACTCATTGTTTTTCCTAAAATAAAACGAGCTAAATAGCTCATTTTATTAATACGATTTTGGTAGGATTCGTAACCTCTATTAATACGATTTTGGTAGGATTCGTAACCTCTATTAATACGATTTTGGTAGGATTCGTAACCTCTATTCTGCATTAAAACTTCTCATTTAACGGTTGAGATACACCGAGCATTAAACACTTAAAGTCTCCCACTTACTGGCAGGGAATCTCCTCACTTAAAGTTTTCCACTTGTAGGGCAGGAACTCTCCACACCTTTAAAATTCCCTACTATTTGGCAAAGGATCTCCTCACTTATATAAGACAATTATATTGTACCAAATATTTGTTTGTCAAGAAAAAATATTTCTATTAATAATAGTTTTCCGTATATATTATACCATATTAATACATAGTATGTCAAGTAAAATATATTATATTTATATTAAAAACAATCATCTAAATCATTACTACCATCACGTATAACGTATATCTGAGTAGTCTCAGATGATAAATGTCCGAGTAGAGCTTGTGCCGATTTTATATCTTTCCCTTGTCCTACTACGATATCCGTAGCTCTAGTTTCCCGCAGAAGGTGAGGGTGAACTCTTCTGCCAACTATTTTTGTAAACATTCCCGAACACCATTTATTAAAAGTGGTTTCAGTAACTTGCTGATATTCACCATTCTTATTTTTTGTTACAAATACAAAAGGACAATCATCATTTCCTCTAATGGATAACCAAAATTTTATTGCTTCTAATGCTTTATCGTCATACTGTAATCTTCTAACTTTTCCTTCACGACCCTTACCCTTACAGCGAATCAAAGGAGTCAAATAATAATTTTTTCCTTCAACTTTTTCATTATTAACCGTTTCTTTAAGTAATAATCTTGCTTCTGCTCTACGGCAACCAGAGGCATAACTAAATCCCAAATATGCTATCTGTTGCCATTTCCCTTTTTCTTTTAATGTATTAATTAATAATTCATATTCTTCTTGATTTAAAGGAATTTTCTCATGTAAAAATGCTTTTGCAGGATTGGGTATTTTCTTATTATAAATATTTCTAAACAACGGATAATCTTCACAATAATATAATTCAATATATCCACACAAACTAGAAACCGAACTTCTTTTAAATTTAACAGCAGAAGAAGACAATCCACGATTAATTAAAAAATTCTGATATTTTAATGCATCTCTTGGCTTTAATTCATACAAAGGTCTATTATCCGCATTATCTTTCACCCATCTGAAGAAAATTTTAAGTGCACTGTCATACTGTTCAAGAGTCTTAGGACTTAAATGACCTTGTTCTAAAAATTCTTCCGTCATTTGTCTATTCCATTCATTACATTCTTGCCATTCCTTAGTTGTTACTGGATTTATTTTATCAGCAATCTTTTCAACCAAAAAATCACTCACCACCAATTTAATATACTATATGTAGTATCTCTATCACTAAAAGACACTACATATAGTTACAAAACTACCATAAAAGCCATCTTTCATGACTAAAAAATTACAAACCCTTCAAGGACGATCATATACGCAGAAATTACATCACTACTAGCCAGCCAGCCTAATTCATCAGTAGAAACTATTCCATTATTCCTTACTTGTGGACATCTTAATCCTTGAGCAGTAAACAAACTTACATTTTGAGTTATAAAATATTCGACCTTACTACTCAAACTTGCTGCATCCTCCGAATTTTTTGATAAACAAAATATAGGTATCGTTACATTTCTACGATAAGGTTGACCATATGCAGCATAGACATAATTTTTCATCTTACTAGAAAATCCGTCTAAGACTAAGATATAATCTGCAAGTATATCCTTGCTTGAAGTTAATTTCTTTTTATCAACATAAACAGATTCATTATCAAGTACAATCTGTATAATACCTTGTGATACGGGTTTCTGTGTAACAGTTAATGTAAAAATCTCTGATAATGCGGTAGTCCCATTCTGCGTCAGAAACACCGTACTAGTGACTCCCGTACCATATGGTTTAAAAACTGCTAAAGTTTCATTACCTAATTGTGTACTAGTTGCAGTTATAACACCACTAGAAGAAGTTGTTGCTGTGTAATTGGGTAATGCGTCAATAGTATCTTTAATATTAGTGGTAATAGTAGAAATTGTATCAGTAGTTTTTACATTTACCAATACTGCATTATGATATTCAGAAAAAAGTAAATTATAAATAGAAGTCTTAATATCTAAAAGATATGATTCTGGACTATATATTATTAATCACCACACTTTAAACCTTCTCGCCTATATATCGCACACTTTCTTCAAATCGAAAATCATCTAAAAAATAACTTATTTTAATATTACTTAAATCAGGTAATATATTTATTGGATTCTTAGTATTATGATACAATACAAACCGTATCGAATTTTTTTCAGTCTCACTCATACTATCTAAATCAATTTGATCATTTACATCGAGCCACACGCCCCATTGCCCAACGGGAATTCCGTTTAATAATATTGTATTTTCTGATAATGTCAGACTTTTTGCTTCTTGTGCAATGCAATATAAATTACTACTTTGATAACCTAAACTATCATCAGTCCAATAAATCTTTATAGGTACAACACAATTCTCTAAAAAAACACTCTTACTAAATTCAGCCCATTCTTTTAATGTTTGTTCGTCTATATAAACCACCTTCTTAAAAATAAAAGAGGGATATCCCTCTTATTTTGTGTTTTTAGTTTTATCACGTTCCCTTTTTAATTCAGCATGAATTGATGCTTCATGTTGGTTATCTAAAGTATAACTAGAATAAAGTATATCTACCATAAGTTTTTCTTCTTCACTTAATTTATTATTTAATAACTTTAAGAATATCTCATCTGATAAAAAATATTTCGCCTTCATTTGGGCCATTAAGCCCCACATCTTCACTCCGTGCTCGAATCCATAATTATCCTTTATCTTTCCACTGCTTCTTTGCAACTCATCTAATTTATCTTCTAATTCCTTTATTTTTTTCTCAATTATTTTCTTTTCTTCTTCATCTTCAGTCTGTTGATATCTATTCCTTAATATCTGAAGTTCTTTTATTAATCTATCTAATTCTTGTTCATATTTTTTATTTTCTCTATCACTTATAGATTTCTCAAATTTTGAAGCAGAAAGTAAAGAACGAATCATTCTATTTTGTTGTTCTGGTAATTTTATAAATTTAAATTCAATACAATCTGAAATTGCCTTTTTAATTATATTAAATAATTCGTCAGAAATATTTTTAACAATTTCCACACATTCATCATTATCATCTGGCAAATCTAGTCCGTTTCCCATAAGTTTTATTAATTCAATAATTCTTAATAAACCTATTTTATTATTATATTCAATAATTTCTCTATCAGTTGTATCTCTTTTAGGTTCATTGTTTTTATCTAAAAGAGGCATATTAGATTCATCAGTTAAAATTGGAAATTCTTTATCTTTTAATTTATTACAAATCTCAAAATATTTTAATCTACTAAAATTAGTAGAGAGATAACCTATCATATATCCTTGATATATAATAGGTATCTCATAAGAAAGCAATTTAACTTCTTCTAATGTAACCTGTTTCGGCAGGGTAGGGGAGGGAGGAGTATTACCCTTCTGTTCCTTCTGTTTCTTCGGACTGTTGTTCTGTAATTTCCGATTCTTGTTTTCCTGCATTTAAATCGACTCCAGACTCCATAATTTTAGCATATATTTTATTAAGATTCTCAATACGTGTATTTATCTTGGAAAATACTAAATCTTCAAAAGTTTTATTTATAGAACTAGTAATTTCATCACTAAAATTATTATAATATTTAACAAGTTGATCATCATCCATATCACCAAAATCTACACCAATACACATTCTACGAAGTAAAAATGCAATACTAGTATTATTATTAATGGTATTAAATATTTTATTTTCTTTTTCATTTTCAGTCTTATCGTTATTACTATGTTGGGCTACTAACATATCCCAAAATTTAGCAAAATCTTCTGCACCTAATTCTTGTAAATAAAATAATGTCCTAGTTCCTTCTTCATCAGTATAATCTACAGGAATTTTTTTCTTTAAATTAACAAGATCCTGCCATTTTACAGTTTTCATTTGATTACCTTTCTTATTTAACAAACTTGCCAAAAATACCAATCCTCCAATTTAATTTTAATAAAAAACACTACTAGAATATTTAGCAGTGTCTAAAACACTAATTTAATTTTTGATATCAATATCAATTACTTTTTGAAGTTGCCATTTTTCATATTTTGATTTTCTTATATAAATTTCTATACGAGAAACACCATATGTTGGGATTTTTAATTCAAATATATCTTTACTGTACCATGTATTATAATTCCAATTACCATCAGGAGATAATAGTCCTATTTTATAATCACTGTATTTTATATTACTATCTCTCGTTATACTAAATATAAAATTCGGTTCAACTAAAAATTGTCCATACGATTCACTATCAACTACCGACCATGCTTCAACAATTGGATAATCAAAAGGCATTCTACAGTAACCTTTATAGATACCCCAATCTGATCCCCAACTATTTAGTACAATATAATAGGGAATACCGTTTATCTTCTCCCATCCAACAATAGTCAACATATGATATCCATATGAAGACTCTATCCCTGCATTTGGCAATGGTAAAATTCCACCATAATAAAATGAATCAAAAACAGGAATCATTATAGAAACAGGAGATGTAGTCATAATTGCAGATTGTATTTCATTTGAATTATATAACTTTGTATATGAAGTAATCTTATGATTTAACGCTTCATCTTTCATTGATTGGGTAATTAATGGATAAAGAGTTCTAAGATCTCCATTAACTGAAAATTGAGAATTTAAACATACACCACTATTTTTAAGATTATATAATGCTTGACGAGGTATCATACCATCATTATAATAATCATTACTATTTCTATTAGCATAAATAAAACTAGCACTATGAAATCTTGTTGTCGAAGGGTGATATTTTAATTCCAACATATCTTTTACGGCTCGTAATGAATAGGCAACACACATTGGATATGAACCTTGATCAAGTACTTGTGGTAACAAGTTAGGCCAAATATATGATTCTGGAATATTTTGTACTTGAGTAAGATTGTGGGTGCTAAACGTATTGTAAGTATTATAAGTATCTGATGGTATAGCACCTAAACCTTTTTGTTTATAATTAATATCTGATGCATTTGCTACTGAACAAAATAATAAACTAAAAAGAAATATTATTGTTGTAAATATCTTAAATAATTTTATTTTGTTTTCACCTTCTTCCTTACATAAAACCATAATAAAAAAAACGAAGTAAAATATCTCTCATTTACTCCGTTTTTCTTCGATTTACTATACTATCTATTTGTAAATATGGTAATAAAATGGAACTTTTGTGACGTGTTATATTTAATTCTATTACGCAGGAAGTAAACCAACTAGTTCGTTATACTGTTCCTGCCCAATCCGGTTGTTAAGCAAAAAAACGTCAAGTTTGATTAACATATCTTCTCTGGTCCCATATGTTCCGTTTTGAATAACTTTCTTGCAATAAGTGTATGTCATTTGTTTACCCTCCTATATTCCTAATTCAATTTTTGACAATCTGTAATCAAGATCAAGTAAATAATCTTCCGCTGTCGGGTCCGCTGCCACAGGTGGGTTTTGTTGGGCATCCTGCTCTAGCGTAGCTATTTCCTCTGCTGTTAATTCAACAACCTCCGTTGCTCCCGTGGAACAATTTACAATTACCTTATCCATTACAGCCTCGCCCCCAGTAATACAAATTCGCAGCCAGTTGCAAGATAATTTGCATCAGGATATAGTCTTATACTTGTAATTTTGTCAGTAGTATTGTTCCATCGACCGTTTAAGGTCCAGGGGGAAATAGAGCCAGCAGTCCATTGACCATTACAAAGCTTTCTTTTTGTAGCTGATACATTTGATATTAACAAATCTAATTGGGAACCTCTTCCTGTTGATGCTAATAAGGAACTGGCTCCAAACGATATATATGCTGCATCCACTCCGGCACTACTGACGTAATAATCGTAGTTAGCACCTGTGTCACTATTAAACCTCATTCTAAGTTCATGTGCAGACGTATCTAACGAAAGAAGATTTATTCCTATAATCCAAAACAAGTCGTAATCCGTTGATATGTCGGTAAAATCAACATATGTTGCAGTAGAAGCTAACACTGTGTAAACTATTTTTTCCCATAAACTTGCCACTCCCCATACAGGGAGTCCACCTGATAGAACTAAAACCTGTCCATCCGTTCCCTTTGCTAACCTCGCAGGAGTACCAGCCGCCGAAGCGTAAATAATATCCCCTGCGGCAGTTAAAAGAGATTTAAGAATAGGATTTGGGGGGATGAGTTGGAAATTGGTACCATCATAAATTACGGTTACAATCTGATTTGCCAGTATATCTCCTGTTTCTAAATCATTACTCACATTCTTTTTAATTGTTTTTGCGCCCTTGCCATTTACGTTAAGCGTAGCAGCCCCAGTGTTTGCTGTGTTGGCCTTGAAATTAAACGTCTGCCCTGCCGCATAAGCCGATATGGCAGGACTAGGGGTAATAACGTAGTCATCAGAAGCTTCACTGTCAGCAAAATAATGATGCGCATAATCAGCTTCATGCGCCAAAACTTCTGTTTCAATTGCTACTACCGCATCTTGTAAATTATTTATATCTGAACATTCATTTTGATCGCCAGTACTTTTATAAATCATAAATGCAGTAGCACCATTATTACCTGAAAATGTTAGATATCCTCTCCATAAATTAGTGTCAGTATGATAAGTTGCAGAACCTGTATAATCAGTTCCAGTTCCATCTGAACTAGAATTAACCGTCCATCCTGGATTAATTATATTATCATGACTAAATGGAAAATGTGTTCCATCTGTTAATATTGTTATTTGAGAATCAACACAATCTATACCTGCATCATTTTTATCGATCTTCGTTAAAAATGAATCTACTGATGTAGGGAAGCTACTTGCCATTTATCCACCACCTTAACTCCACCTGAAATTTCCATTAAATTTTAATGAACATAAACTTTTTTCTTTCCACTCTATTGTATAAGCATCAAATTCAATATTCGTAAGTGTCCTTGTATATTGTGCAACTTCATCTTCATCAAAAAAATTAAGAATTATTTGTAAATCACTATCTTCAAACCAATCTAATACTTTATTATTTGTTGTATCTACTAACATACTGTCAATGTTAATCGTACCTTTTTTATCTGTAATTATTGAACTTACATTCTGCCTCCAAATACGTTTTTCTTTTCTTGTAAGATTAAAATTAGCTGTTCCACTACAATAAGATGGTTCATAATATTGAGTATCGGTAGAAGATTTAACTAATAAAACTTGAACGTTATCCCCTATTAGAAGTTCACTCAATCAAATATCCAACTCCCTTTAAAGATTCAGTAACTAATGAATTTTCATTACCAGAAACAGAATATTCATTTAATTCAACTTCGCAAAATATATATTCAAATGCTTCGTGATTTTCTTCGTCATAACCATTTACAATAATATGCCAAGTTGTGTCTATATCTACCAAATCATCTAAACTTTCATTTATCATGTTATTATTTATTGAAATATTATTTTTACCTTTAATTATTCTTACTTCTTTATTTTCACTATTATAATATTTTTTAGGCAACTCTATTATAGTATCATTATTTTGTATTTCAACACTAGTACTACTATATATTTTATAAGGAGTATTATTAAAATAATTATATTTTACTTCATAACTTGCACTTTTAGTTATTGCACCAACTTGTAATTGACAACTAAAATAATTATTCTCTTTTATAATAGGATATCTATTAATAAATAAATAATTTCCATTTAAAGTACAAATTCTATTTTCTGAATCAATTATAATAATATCACCAATATTTAAATTACCTGATATGGCAATATTATAAGTAGTATCATTATTCATTACTACTAAATTAGGGTTAATACAAGATTCTCCTAAAGTAATAGTCAAATATATTGATGTATCACAATTATTAAAATTGTATATTTCAACAAAATCAGTAAAATTTTCTGTTTTAGTTTCTTCTTGAAAGAAAAAAACACTACATCCTTCAGAAATAAATGGTTCATTCATTAACTTGATCCACTCCAGACTAAACTTCCAATTGCATCAAATTTTTCAGTAATTAATCCTGAATCACTTTTTGACCAATTATAACCATTAAATTTAACATTACCAAAAATATAACTAACAATATTATCACTAAATACTTCAGTATTATCTCCAATTAATTCCATATGATAAGTATAACTATCATTTACATAACTCTTCATATTATCATTAACAAAATTCCTATCTAATGATAATTTATTTTCTAAATTTGTTTTCTTTGATTTTTGTTTAAGGTTGTAATACTTATTAGGTAAATCAACAGTATTATAATTTTTTTGATAACTTACATTTGATTTATAATGAATTAATTTTGAGTTAGTACTATAACCAACATATGATAATGTAATTGGAAAATTATATAATTCATCACATATAAATTGAAAAGAAAAACTAGTATTTGATTTAATAGAAGGATAAGAATTAAATATAGACAACACTGAAACATCGTTCTTTGTTATTAATCTATTATCTGAATCTATCACTACAACATCATTTTGAGATAAAGTAGTAAAAGGAAAGATAATATTAGATCCACTATTAATTTTTATTATTGGATTTGTACAATTAGATGTAATTGATATAGAAATAGAAGGGAGGGAACCTATATTATTTGTATTAGTCAATATAACTGTTCCGTTTTGGGTTAAAGTTTTTATCTCTTCTTGATAAATATTAATATCAAATTCTTCAGTAATAAAAGCGTTTAAGTCATTAATATAGTTCACCTACCTTCGTCTAATATTTTCATAAATATAAAAAATTAGTTTACCAAACTTATGTAAAGTTGCCCTAATTGATTTAGAAAGTGTAGAATTTATTGTAAATGTTTTAGTTGCTAAAAATGCTAATAATTTTGATAATTTATAATTTATATTAAAATATTTTGTTATAATAAAAGTAGCAAATTTGGTTGTTAAAATATTAACATTAAATATTTTATTTATTGAAATATCTAAATTTTTAGTAAATATTGAATTAATTATAAAATTATTAATTATTGATAAATTTATCGTTTTGGATAGATTTGTTAATATATTAAAATTTGCTATAAATAATTCAACAAAATTAGCAATTATAATTAAAGTAAATATAATTGAAAAACTTTTAATTGTACTAATAAATTTATTATGAGATAAAGAAGAAGATATATTAAAATTTAATGTTAAAGAATAACCAGATTCACCATATCTTAAAGCACTATATTTATTTTCACCATACAAAATTAAGACACCACCTTAAAGTTGTGGTTAATTATATTATATTAAGTAGTTGTACTAACAGTTACTTTTGCTGTAATTTGAAAAGAATCACCATTTTGACAAACATAAGCAGAAAATATACTTCTACCTAACATTGTTCCTGCACTTGGAGAATTAAAAATTCCTATTTCAGATACATTGCGCGTAGTTGTAAAAGTCCACGTTTTTTGAAGCTGTAATATATGTCCACTTTCTAATGTTGGTGTTACTTGAGCACGATCTGCGTCTGTACCATCAGTAAACTCTGCTCCTAATGCAGTATTAGTAGCAGCAAGCGGTAAGACTGATCCAGTATCACTTCCAATTGCAATATAATTAAAAGGATCAGGAACTACTACTATACCTCCAATTATTTTTACAACAGCATCTAAACCATCATTAGTAATTTGCTCTGCCACAAAATCACTCCTTTATTAAACAAATAAATTATATAAAAATAATAATATATAATTATGATAATATACTTTATAATCTTTTATTAATTTAAATTCTATTCCGTTTTTTAATACAAACTTGTGTTTTATATTACCGTTTATATCTGTTACAATATTTTCATACTCAATCAAAGGTTTAATACTTGGAAAACTCATAAAAACCCCTCTCTAAGTTAATACATATGATAATTTAAAAATTACAGTTCTTGGATTTAAATCATCAGTAGCAAGGTCAGAAATATTTTGTTTAACATAAAAATATTTAATTTCTTCGGGATCAAAATCACCAAGATCAATTATATTTGAATAAATAATATTATCTAATGAATAAGTTATGAATTGCTCACTATCAGTTTCTTTTTGAAGTAAACAATTATAAACTAAATTGTCTGATTCAGTACCAATATTTTTGATAAATAACTTAACTGTTTTTGTATCTCCTGGTTTACAAAATGGTAAATTATAATAAAAATAATTATTTATAGTTTGTAATGCTTGTTCTAGTAGACAGTCTTCGTTGGTATAAATGTTTAGTCCAATAGAAATAAAATCACCTCTAGGAGTTCAAATATTAAAATTTTGAGTTAGCAAATCAAAGAAAATGGGAGATAATGAACGTATGAAGAAGGTAAAATGGCAATAAAAGAAATCTTTTGTGATACATAAGAAATAAAATAAAAAGAGGGAATAGAATGATAATCTAGTCCCTCTTATGTTATATTTACTTTAATATTTTAATTTTATACAGTTGTGTAAGTAATTGTCTTATTTGCCGAATAAAATGTTCCACCATTACTTGTAACTACCTTACCTCTTAATACTATAGATCCTGGTGTAGTTGAAGAAGCAGTAATTTTTACAATATTACTATCTGTACCAGCAGACTGAGTAAACGTAACACCAGAAGTAGATTCAACTGTAATAGATGTAATTTCATTCATTAAAGACAATGCTGTAATATCAGTTAAAGTAATAGCATCTCCATAAATATCATTTGCTGTAATAGTTAGATTTGCCGTACTACCTGACACCAAACCAGTTGCACCACTAATAGTGGGTGAAACAGGAGTAACGCCCTTTTGAAGAATTTTTTTGGAAGTTACTGTGTAGCTTCCAGTACCTTCTAATTTATACAAAGATTCGGCGTCTCCCTTTGTTTCGGATATGTTATTAATCTTCCCGCGATAAAGCCTCATCTCATAATAAATAGCTGAACCATCTGCTGCCGTAGGAGCACGGTCATCAGTAATACATTCTGCAAACCACAAATCATCACCCTTGTAAGGATAGATTGAGTTAAGCAAACCCCTTTGAACCTGAGTAATTTTAAGTTCGCTAGAAGTTTTACCTTCTTTTTGTTCAGTTAAGTCCTTGTTGTCATAAACGTCCACAAGGTTAGTAGTATCAGATGCTTCGAACGATTCTAAACCATCAACAAAAACCCAAGTACTCCCTGTACCAACTGGATCATATTGACTGATAGTGCCATAAGGCATAATATATAAATCCCTCTCTGATCCAATAATTGCAGATGCATAGTTACGATCACCAATAATCGTTTCTGAGAAAGTATCAACCGAAGGGATAAAAGCCATAAATAAATTCCTCCTTTAATTAATTTAATATAATATTTAGTTTTTCTTTTACACCTTGTAAATTATTTTTTAAATCTTCAGGATATAATGCGATAAATTTCATATTGTTTTTATTGCAATAATTATTATAAAATTCAATTTTGCGATATGTTTTATTTACATATTCAACTAATATATTTTCATTTCGATTTTCGTGAAACCATCCAAAATACTCTAATATAAAATTATTATTTAATATCCAATCTGGAATATAATTTTCTCCAGTTTCGTTATTATATATTTTATACTTTCTACTGGTTCCATAATAATTTACTTCAACATCATAATTGTCTAACATACAATGATGTATCATTACTTCTTCTTTTGAATCCATTTTTAAACCATCTCTACTTAATGGTATCTTAAAATCTAATGGATTAAAAATATTTGGATATACTTCATTTATCCATAAATAAATATTAGAATTATAGAATTTATCTAAAACTAATGAAAATTTATGAAAACATTCTTTAATATAAGTATATGATAGAGTAGATGGGACTTTAGATAAATCCAATTTTAGTATATCTTCTATTAACCATTTCATTGCGCTAATACGATGTTGTTTATCTTTCCAATAATTAGTAGGAATAACATTCATTTCATATTCCCTTATATTTAATTCTGGAAAAGCAGTAGATATTGCTTTATATACCGAACAATTAAAATGTGTAATAGCGGCACCAAGATTGTTGTCATTAAAATCTTTAGTTTGTAATTTAAGCAAATCTTCTCTTTTAGTTATATTTAATCTGTCACAAATTAACCACCGAATCGCCTCAATTAATTTACTTTTATCTTCCCAATAGTTTCTTTGAACTACATTCATTTGAAATGGTTTCCATCTATTAGGAAATACATAATTCAAATAATCATACAATATTCCATTAAATTTACCATTTACTAAACTACTCAACCTATATTTATATATTAATTTATGAGTAAGTTTTTTGGGAATATCATCTATATTATGGATTATATTATTTTTTATTAATCTATTAATTAACCAATCTGTAGCAATTAATATATTTTCATCATTCCAAAAAGAAATATTAACATCCCAAAAATACCAATCATATATTTTAAATTCAGGAAACCACTCTTTAAATTTTTCGTAAATATTAAAATATTGAGATATTCTTATTAAATTATATTCTTTTAAAATACTTCTTAATTTTAATCCAAGTAAATCTGCTTCTGATAATTTAAGTTTTTCTAAGAATAAATACCTTATTAATATTTTTGCATTATCTTCATTTTGAAATGTTCCATCTGGAAATTTCTTTCTTGCTCCAGATAATACTTCCTCATAAATATTTATTAAACATTTTTCCAACAATCCACCCTCTTAATTTATATTCCCTCTTATAAAATAAAAAATAGGGATAAAGGTAAGAGGGTGCAAACCTTATCGTCAAGGATCGCGTTTCCCTGACTATCCCTATCAACATATTATATCATATTTTATTCAATTTGTCAATTATTATTTTATTTTCACTCCATTATCAAACCTTTATTCAATTGCACAATCATACTATTCACCTGTGTCACTACTTTCTTCAATTCCTGATTCTTATCCATATCTTTTTTCAAAATTTCAATTAATCCATTAAATCTTTTAGAAAGTAATCCACAATATTTATCTAAAGGTATCTGCATTTCGCACACCTTATTAAATTCATCAATATACTTATAATTTACTTTTAGATTGGCACCACCCAACTTCGCTCCATACATGATTCACACTCCTTATAATTGTGTTGCTAAAATATCATTTATTTTACTACTAACCTTTAATAAATCTTCTCTCAATGATTTTTTAGTATCACCCATGCCTGTTAACTTGTAGGCATCACTTACAATATTTGTAAGGGCACTATATTTTGTTACTTTATCTTCTTTAAGTCTTTCATACATCCATAACCCAAGCAGATTCTTTAACTTTTCAGTTAATTCATCTGTAGTAGTAAATTGTTTTACCGTATAATCAATAGTTGCATCTTCATCAATATAAGTAACAAAATTAGCAAATTTTGCTTGAATATATTTATCACACTTCGTTGTAGGATTTTGTTTTTCCTCTTCATCTGTACATTGTGCATAAAAATAACTATATATGTCTTCGAAATCATAAATATAAGACATCAAAACACCTACTTAATAGGAATAAAAGGGAAGTTTTATCTTCCCTTTACGACCCAACAGCAATCCAATTTGCAGTTACCGAACTAGTTGAGGTAGTTGCAGTATACAAATAAGTATAGCAATTTAATATGATATAACCTGGATCAGTACTCAATATTGCAGTACAATTAGCAGGAGCAGCACCACCAGTTGAAGGAGCAGTAGTAAGATTTGCTACAGCACTAACAACAGTATTAAGACCAGTATTTACAGCAAGAGAGTGTCCTGCACCAGTAGTTGTTACAGCAGTTGCATTTCTAGCAATTTTTTCATTACCATTTATGGATATTACTGTATTATATTTAAGTTGAAAATCACTCAATTGATTTAACCTCCTTTACTACAAGGATAACAAATATTTACCTATAGTCCTGTTTTTCTCCTAAGAATCTAAAACTAGCAGCAGTACTAGCTGTAGTATAATAAATCTTATAAACAGGAAACTTCATATCATTAAGAGATTCGCCAGCTTTTAAAGTAAAATAATTACTTTCTGTAGTACCACCATCGAAATTGAAAGTGATAGTACTAGTACTATCATTAACAAGAAGATTTGTTTTCTTAGTATCAACAGTACTATATCCTTCACTAGTAGTTGCATTTGTTGCAACAGAAACATGATATTGATAAGACATCTATAAAAACCTCCTTAATATTTTATTTTTCATTTCCACTCTTTTCTAATTCTGATAATTCATCGTCATAAACAACCATTCCAGTAACCTTTTCAATAAAATCAATTTTACTGCGTGGTAAATCATATTTTCTTGCAGCTTCAACTAACTTTTCTTTAGAATGATGTTCAGTTACTTCGGACAATCTTTCTTTAACTGCTTTACTAAGACTACCAGTAATTAGTTTTTCAAATTCTGCAATAGAAAAAGTATTAGCACTTCTGACAGCATAACCCAATTCTTGCAACAGTTCTTTTTCACTTTGATCTATTTCGAGCAAACCCTTAGAAAAACTTTTACTAGTAGCATTTACGTGATATAACTCATTAAGAGGAACAGGTTGGTATCCATCTCTAGTAATAGGAATTATCCTATTAGTATCTGAACAAACAAAATAATGAGTACCCTTTGTTCTATTATAAACCTTAACTTTCCTGTCATCCGACATAAATTAAATACGACACATCCTTTATAATTTTAAATTTAATTGTTCCTTAACACATAGATATAAAAATTAAATAAAAGAAGAGTATGAATTAAAGGAAATCATACTCTCGTCAATAATTTCATGACACTTATCTATCTTTTATTTGATAATAAATTTTAAAGAGTTGAGTCTTCATATACCGCAAGGGGGAACCTATTCGATACTAAGCCAATTCCGACTTTCTTATACATGGGAACTTCATAAATCCTACTCTGAGTATGAGTATCGGGGTAAGTCTGAACTTCGCCTTCAAAGACTACCTTAAGGGATCTCTTACTCCTATCTAAACTAGAAGGAACAATATACACATAACCTTTATCCAACACAGTAGTAGTCATATCGGTGTCATTCGCTAAAGGATTATTTAACTGAACAATTCTTGCACCACGATAATTACCAAGAACTCCAGTTTCATTAAAGTTAACAGCAATACTTTCAGGAACAATATTATTAAAACCAGTTAGTGGAACAAACTTCTGAGCAGCAGCAATATCCGCAAAAATTAATGGAGTACCTAATCTCCTGATAGCAGTAATGAGAGTATCAATACCAGGAGTAATACCGTTCCCACTAGCATACCACGGAGAACTTAAAGCACTCCAATAAGCATAAAGTACAGTCTCTATCTTCTGTACAAATGTAACTTCCATTGCTGTTACAGCATCATTTACAACACTTGTAAAGTCAATCTGACCATTTTGTAGTTGTTCAAGATCAACAGCAGGAGCAACAGAAATTTCATCAGTCTCAATAGTGACATATTTTGTACCAACCATAGTTCTAAGAGCAGTAGAACCTTTAGCTTGCCATAAAGCAGTAATGTTACCACGTTGCTTTTTAAATTCTGCTTTATCACCCAATGATACACGTTTTACATCAGCAATTTCATCTACAAACTGATTAAGATTAATAGCCAATTTATCATCAACTAAAAATCCAACCAATTGTCCCAATTCAAACAAACTCATAGGATCACGTTTTGTAGCAAGTTCCTTTAAAATTTCTTGTGCCTCTTGATAATCTTCATTTTTTACTTCATTAGGCTTATACATAACCTGCGAACAAATCTCAACGATAGGTGATTTTTTACTTAAAGTTGCCATCTATATAAACTACCTCCTCAAATATATTATATTAACTTTTATTAGGCGCCAGCTATACGTAATTGAAGTGCATTATTACCATAAAGCGTAGTTTTACCATGTACTACTGCACGAAGTACAGGACTTTCTGTGGTAATAGCAATCCACTTGCCTTGAGTACCACTACCAGTAGAACTATTAACTAAAAAAGCATCTCCTTTAGTAATAGAAGCATAAGTACCAATAAACCTATCGGTTGTAATTATATCTCCAACAAGTGGTGCTTTTAAACGCAGATATTCACCATCAGCGACATAAAAATCCTCACTATCAGTCATATCAGTGTCAGCGTAACTATCATAGTTACAACAAATAAATAAATTGTAACCTGCTGCAATGTCAGTAGTAGTAGGAATAGTAGCAGTACCGGCAGAATCACTAGCATAAACTACATCACCAGGATAAACCGAACCAGACGCTTTAAAAGTACCAATATAAACTTCACTATTAGTTCTATCAACACAAATTGCCATTAAAATACTCCTCCTTAAATAAAAGTTTTATTTTTACTTACTATGTGGTGTATACATTTTTTCTTTTAGAGATTGAGGGATGAGATCCTTACCATTTTCATTAATATGAATTGTTACATCGTCTGTTTTAGTTTTGGTTTCATTTAGTTCAGTAGTTGCTTTTTCAACTACTTTTTTAGCAATAATAGTATTTATTTTTATTTCGTCTACTTCATTAATAGCAACTTTAATTTCTTCATTTTCTTCAATATCTTTTTCAGAAATAAATTTACTATCTAGAGCAAATTTTTTAAGATGTTCACGTTTTTCGTTTAATTCTTTTTCTTTTAGTTCATTTTGAATTTTATTATATTCTTCTTTAATAGGTTCAAAAGATTTTACCTGCTCTTGAAGATCAGTAACAACCTTTCCTAATTGAATTATTTTTTCATTTGCCTCATTACTACTAAATTTTAATGCTTCGTCTTTTTGAGAAATTTCACCTTGAAGAGTTTCAAGTTGAGTTTTGAGATCGTTGATTTCAGTATCTTTAGTAGTAATTGTCTCTTTAAGTCCATTAACTTCATTTTGTAGATCTTCGTTTACCGTATTTGTTTCAGTACCTTCATTCTGATTTACAGGAATCCAAGCACTTACAACCTCAACGGCAGAACTCATATCAACAGTTACATCACTTTCTCCAGCAGTATAAGTAAACTTAAAATACTTACCAGATTCATTTTCACAAGCAACAACATATTCATTAAAAAGTTCAGCTATCCAATATTTGTAAATCACATAACCATCTGCATCCTTTTCGTTATTTAGTTGTGACCATAATTGTTCTCTTATGTCATCAAAAGATAAAGCATTATTTTCAATATAGTTTTTTATTTCTTTACCGAAATTAAATTCTATTTGTTGTTTATCTGGCACATCTTTACCTCCTTCATTATTTATATTTAAACTTGATATTTCAAGATCAAGTTCATTGTAGTGTTTTTTAATGTGTTTTAACGCCTTACTATTATCAGGATCATTTTGCATTAACCTAGAATAAGCTGCTTGCACACCTCTTTTATGAACAACAAGAGTATCATCTTTAATAACATGATGTGGATACTTTAAATTACTACTTGGACTATCTTCATATCCATCTAGCACAATTAAATAAGTCTCCTTTACAAGAGACTTATAATTACTTGCGTTCATAATACTTTTACGTAAAGCAGACTTATCTACTTCTGACCAATCACCATCTGTTGCTGAATCTGAAGAATTGTCAATAGATATTTTATCACTAGTTCCATTATCAGCAGAAACTTCTAAGTCTTTTTGATATGCTTCTGCAACCTGTAAATTATATTCATACATAGCAGAATCAGCATATGCTCCACGCTTGGTTGAACCCAACAAACAGTGACCAAAATAGAGTACAGATTTTATTGCTGTCCTACCATTTTCGGAAAATTCAAAACCACCTAATGAGACTTCGCACGATGTATCAATTCTACCATTCTCGTTATATAATTCTTCTATTACATTTAATGTGTTTTGGAATCTTAACCATAAAAATCCTTCTGCCCAAAGCCCGTATACATCTTCATTATTAATCTGATGTGTACCAATATGAGTATTAAAAAGTGTTCCGATCCCTTCGGTATTCAAGCGGATTATGTTTCCATCCTCATCGAACTCAGGTTCGTGCCCACCTAAATCGTCACCTTTTAATGCAGCAACTATAGGAGCACCGTTTAAACTATCATAAAATGGTTTGTTGGTTTTAGGATTGTTGGTAGAACATAATTCCTCGGTAATACGAAAATTATTCCCATTAAAGTCGAAATTATGGATAAAAAATAAACATAGTTTTCTATCTGAATAAGGTGATTCTGATAATATTGATGCAAGTTGTATATTAAGAAGTTCTTTGTTTGGTTTAGGCAACTTCATTTATCACCTCCTTTAAAAAATTATCCAAAATAATCTCTATATTATCAAATTCCCAATAAGGAATACGAAGAAGAGGAATGTTGTTCTTAATACAATATTCATATTTTATATTATCATTGCATTGAACATATTCTAAATGTTTTTGTCCTCCCCAATATTCTATAGGTTCATAATGTTGTATTCCTTGATATTCAATAAGACCTACTAAATTATAATTAGAATTTAGTAATCCAAAATCAAAGCGAAGTTGAGTTATATTTTTACAATCTTTAAATGAATATTGTGGTTTGAATAATATATTATTAATATCTAATATATATTTAATTTTATTTTCACCCTTAGATTTATTATTACATATATGACATCCAGATTTACCAGATAAAAAAGAATTTGGCGTAACTAAAAATTCATTACCGCAAATATTATGCTTTATTAAAATATTTGTACTACTATTTACATATTCTCCTAAAACACAATACTCATTATTAGTTAATAATTTAACTTCTTCTTTAAAATATTCTGTTGTTTTTTTTATTAAACCAGAACAATTAGGACATACATTCGTTTTTAATAAATATTGAGGATTTGTATAAAATATATTATTACACTCATTATGTTGTACTTTTATATTAATTTTACAATTAATATATTCATTTAAAATTGTATACTTATCACCATATAAATCATATATTTCATTACAATATTGATCATGCATTTTTGTACCAAGTTTATTTCTACTAATTTGCCTTATTTTATTACAAGTAGGACATCTTGTATCACTCAAAAAAGAACTAGGTAGTATCATATATTCGCTATTACATATATTATGCTTCATTAAAATATCTGTATGATTATTTATATATTCACCTAATACAAAATATTCGTTGTTAACCAATTGGTATACTTCTTCTTTAAATTGTTCTGTTGTTTTCTTAATATTACCAGCACATTGAGGACAACGATTACCTTTTAAAAAATCATTAGGTCTGACATCCCATTCATGTTTACATATTAAATGTTTAATTTTTATTTTAGTTTTATTGTTTATATATTCACCTAAAACTTCATATTCGTTATTGCTTATACTTTTAACTTTAGTACCAAAAGTTTCTGTTGTATATTTTAATCTATTACCGCATTTTGGACATCTTCTACCAGATAAAAACATTGCAGGTTTAACTTTGTATTCATAATTACATTTATTATGTTTTATATCAATATGTATATTGGCATTTATATATTTACTTAATATTATATATTCATCTTCAACTAAATCAAAAACCTCTTTGCAGAATTCTTCGTGTGTTTTTTGTTTTCCCATATACCAACACTCCTTTAGTAATGTAAATTAAAAGAAGTTAAATCATTGACTTAACTTCTCTCATATATTTCATAAAACTATGTAAATGTTCATCTTCTTTCCATTTACCTATCAACTCATCTAATCTCTCACCAGTTTCAAAATAGAATATCGTCTTACCTGTATCCTTGTGCTTTGCAACCTTTTCAATTTTTAATCCATTCATTTTTAAGTAAGCGCAGAGAGGAATTGAATAGAAATATTGTAGTTTTTTATTCATAAAAACTCCTTTTAGAAATTATCCAAAATATAAAAACCTACCGAATAGGGTAGGGGAGTGGGGGAATAAAAGAATTGTTTTGTGGTTAGTTATTTAGTATTTGGTTGATTGTTTCCATCTGCATTATCACTCTTAATTGAATTGTCTTTTTTATCTTTAGTTTTCTTTTTTGGTGCTCCAACATCATCTTTACCAGATTGTGTAAAAGTCGATTTCGGAGGCTCAAGTTTATCTTTTATTTTCTTTTCATTTTCTTCATCAATTAATTGTTCAAACGCATCAATAGGTACGCCAATACTATTAATATAAAGCGACAAACTACCACCATACTCAAATTGTGTTTTCATATTATCAATAAAGTCTTGTCTATTAATATTAGTAATTCTAAAGAATTTCATTTCAAAAACAAAATTTCTTGAAGGTACTAATCTATCAAATTGTTTATTAAATAAATATTCTTCTACATGTTCCATAATCGTAAACATCTGACTAGCAATTGCTTCAATATTAAATGTTTGTCCTGAGAAAGTAGCACCAGTACCATTAAGTACTGCCAAACTAACTCCCAAATCTGCCGTCATCCTATTTAAACTTTCTTCATTACGTTTAGTTTGTAAAACATCTGTATTTACGTCAATACCTTTAAGTTCACTATAAAAAGGAGTTGTAATTAATTTTATTCCACCATTTTTATTTGTAGTATCATTTAAAACAGTCCTTACGCTTTCGTGTGCTTGTTTTTGTTGCGTTGGTGTCGGCCTATATGAATCCTTATTCATATCACCTAATTTCTGGTGAATCAATTGTCTATTAATCCGATCATAAATAGTACGATCTGTATTAATTAAAGCATTATCATAAAGTAAATCATCAAATGCAGCTAAACCTAATGGTCTGCCCCAAACATCTTCTAATTTACACCATGCTTTTACACAAACTGTATTATTTATATCTAGAGGATACCAACGTTTAGCACTATCTTTTTTATAGGTTAAATAACCAGTTTTAAATTCAGGAGGAAAACCATCTAAAGCATCTTGGATAGTAATAACATTTCCTTCGCTATCGTAATTCTTAGTTATATTAAATTTGTCAAAATACTTCATATCAAAAGCTAATTGAAAATCTGTATTTGTAATTTTGATAATTTTTGTATAGTCCAAGTCTAATGGTTGAACAGTTTTATAATCTCTTATATAAGCAAAATATGTACCATAGAGTAAAACCTTAAATAAGATATCGCGAATAATTATTCTTGACTTAATATCTTTTACAAATCGTTCAATTTTCTTTTGATAATCTTTATATTTTGCCTTCTCTTTTTCATTACAAAGAATTATATAATCAAGAGGAAGAATATTGACCATAAAATCTATTGCTTTTCTATAAACACCTTTTGAGTTATACATTAGTTCAGATATATTACGTAATTGTTTATTATAAGAAATATGATTTCTAAGATAATTATTTAAATCTTGTAAACTAATGTTAACACCATTCATATCATTTATATACATTGATGTAATTGTATCAGCATAAGACTGGAGTTCAATTAGGTTTTTATTTTCAGTTTGGTTTATCTCTGTAATAATTGGTTGAGATTTATTAGATTTAGATTTATTCTTTTTACGTTGTTTGGTCAAAAATTCACCTCCTTAGTTGTAGAAACAGTAAAATTCATCTTCTTCTGTATTTGCATTCATTTTATTTTCTTCTTCCATCTCTTTACATATTAATAATGCCATTCCTAAAGCAGATACACGGTCTTTTCTAGAACTTTTATTTATTCTTCTATAAAGTACATTTCCACTATCAGAAATATATTGCTCCATATTTCCTAATTCTTGAATTAATAAATCCGTTTCCAAATAAAGGGAATACTCATTTTCATTAATTTGATCGCTAGCAAACTGATTATACATTTGAGTAGAAGGAAATAATAATTCTAAACTTTTATTTTCAAAACAGTTCTTCATGTATGTATATAAAGTATTATTTAATGAACCTACTGCTTTAAAAACCCTAAGTAATGGTATTGCACCTTTTAAATTCTTTCTTTGTTCATCGTCATCGGGAACAAGAGGATTTCTCTCTTCTCTTTCTCCTTTATCATTTACAAATTCCCATGTTTCATCAAATAATTCTGGTAATATCTCACCCATACTTCTACCATCAAATACCAACTTAATTGCATTAGGAAATAATTCTACTAATTTTCTTAATTCATCTCTTTGTTCATGTAGAGTTAAACCACGATAAGTTTTTATATATACTAATTTTTTACTATATGTACCATTTGGTTTAGGTTTTAATTTTAAGACAATAGAACAAGCGTTATCTCCTTCTTTTTTGTCACTCAAAGCTATATCATGAGAAATTATATATTGTGTATTTGATTTTTTAGGTTGTTGTTTTTCAAAACTTTCTAATGTTCTACATGGTTCAGTTAATTCATAAGGATAAAAACTTCCTTCAACACTACCGACCCATTTTGCTTCCCACTCATATTGAAAAATTGATTTTGTCATTGAAGGTTTTGTGCGTTCTCTTTCTATAAAATCAGGGGTAATAATACCAGATCGAATACCAGTATTATAATGAAACTGACACACAAAATAATCCTTATTAGTTGGTTTTTTCATTTCTTCTAAGTAATGTGCATATCTTCCAAATAAATCGCATGTTTTTAAATATGCAGAAGATATTTCTATTATTTTACTATCTTCATCCATAAAACCTTGCTCTTTAAATTTATAATATAAATCCCTATGATATTGTGTCATAGGGGTAATTATTTCATCTATCAATTTCGTTTTTACGAGGCGTGACTCATCAATCACCGCAATTTTGAATCTCCAACCACGTGCAAAATCTCCATGTGCTCCAAGAGCTACCGTTCTTATTGTGGAACCAGATTTTAATTTTACCAAACACTCGTCTTTACCAGTTTTTAAAGGGAAAACAAGCTCTCTACGAATATTCTCGTTTTTGGAAAACTGTCCCTCTATGTACTGCTTAACAATCATAGCTGCCTGACCCTGCGTACCTGACATAATTCCAATAGGACAATTGCTATAAAGTATTCCGAGGCATAAAACCGCAAGTGCAATCATAAATGATTTTCCCATTGAACGTGGCATAATAGCCATAATATTAGGATATCTACCTATAGCACGAAGTAATACTTTCTGAAAATCAAAAAGTTTCACTTGTAAAACCTCTTCGGCAAAAATATCCATATATTGACGATAAAAATAAATCTGCTTTTTCCATTCTTCTTCATTTCTTAATTCTACTTTTAATGGAGTATAACTATCTGGACTTTCCGCATTATCATAAGCACCATCTTTGATTTTTCTGCTTTTATGACTAAAATTATTATGAATTGCCAATTCTATATCACCACAGTTGAAGAAGTTATTATATACTTATAATCGTTTAAAACTTTTTCAGTATTATCGTCTGGTATATCTAAATCTAAATTTGTAGGAATAAACCCTTTATCCTCAAGTCTTTTAGTTATCACGCCAACACTTCCTAATCCAACTACATCATTTGCACTTCTACTACTTTCATTAAATTGAGCACTTTTACAAAGATCATCAAATATTTTTTTGCAACTTTCATATCTTTTTTCTGCACCAGCACTATTATCTAACATTTCTTCATACGCAATATCCATTGCTAATGATGCTTTTGCAATTTTCATTGCATAATCCATATGGTTTCTTGTTATAATGTTATAATCTTGTATTAAATTTTGCACATATTCATTTAAATAGTTAATTTCTGATTCAGTATAATTACCTCTCCATTTTTCATTATAATCTTTTTTACTATCTTTCTTTTTTGTTTTATTATTTTTACTTTTTAATGGAAAGTGTTCATAATTACCACTTATATTTCCTTGAGCATAATATTTACTAATAGCACTCTTCATTACAAGTTCATTAAAGTTAGATGGTAAATTTTGGTGATTAGGATATTTTTTTAATTCTCTATCTCTACTCCAATTAAAAGCATCATTAAAATTAATTTCATTAAATTCTGTATTGTTTATATCTAAATATTCTATTAAAGAATCTTTAGATATTATTTTCTCTTTTTTGCAAGTTCTACAAAAACATTCGTAACCGTCTTTTGTGAATTTTGATTTAGGAAATTCAGATATTCTTTTTGTCTTTTTGCAATTTCTACATTCTTTGCTAACTAACTCAGACATAATACACCTCAAGCAATTAGTTTTATATTTAAACTTTTTAGATAATTATCTAAAATATTCTCTATATTATTAAATTCCCAATAGGGTATTCTTAATAAAAGAATGTTATTTTTCTTACAATAGATATTTTTCATTTGATCGTGTTTAATTGTTCTTTCATATGAATATTTACCAAAAATATTGTCTCTATAATGACCTTCGCCATCATATTCGATAAGTAATTTTAAATTATTATCATCTAATACTCCAAAGTCAAATTTTAAAGGATTACCTTTATCTGACAATAAATTAGAAAAATAATATTGTGGAACAAAATATAATTTTAATTTTTCCAAATAATATCTTACCTCTTTTTCGCCTTTTGATTCGTTACAAACAGGGCATCTACTACCACATAAAAAATTATTTGGTATTATAAACCATTCATGATTATTACAACTATTATTATTATGTTTCATTAATATTGGTGTTTTGTTATTTTTATATTTACCCAATACTGAATATTCATTATTAGTTATACTGTATACTTCTTGTACAAATATATTATGTTTTTTAGTCTGTTTAATCTTAGTATTTTTATTGCCACATATAGGACACCTATATCCATGTAAAAAATTATTTGGAGTTACATAATATTCATGTTCACAAATATTATGTTTCATTAAAATATGCGTAGCAGTATTTATATATTTACTTAATACTGAATACTCATTTTTAACTAAATTGAAAACCTCTTGTACAAACTCATCATGAGTCTTTTTATAACTTCTATGTTGACACTGAGGACACCTAACACCTCTTAGAAATGTTATTGGTGCTATATCCCATTTATACCCACATATCTTATGTTTCATTGTTATTTTAGTAGTAGATTTTATATAGTTACTACCAACTTCATATTCATCATTAGTTAATGTTTTAACTTCCAAACAGTATGTTTCGTGAGTTCTTTTAACTTTTTCCAAAAAATTTCCTCCTTGTAATATGTAATTTAGATTTTATAAACCAATCATTAATTTTCTTACTTCTTTAAATGCTTTATAATAATTATTAAATTGTTGATCTAATTTCCATTTTTGAATTATTTCTTCTAGTTTAGGTGTATTCTCAACAAAAAACATCGTTCTTCCTGTTTGATGATGCTTATCTACTTTTTCAATTTTGATATTGTTTAGAATTAAAAAAGCAACTAATGGTTGAGAATAAAAATATTGTAATTTCTTATCCAATCTATCATCCTTCCAAACAAAAAAGAGGACTATTATCATCCTCTTCCGCACTACCATAAAGTCCACAATTTATTTCTAATCTATATATTTTTTCAATTGATATACAAATTTCTGAGTTCCCACATTTACATCAACATCTATATAATTCCATCCCAAAGTTGTTACTGTAATAGGACAATACACAATCTCATCACTAACTACACAATTTATCACACTTGTAGTACCAGTAATTGTACATGTAGCACTATCTATGGCAAAAATTTTATTACTCGGACTATATAATTCTAACCCTAAATTTAAATTATCATCAATTTCCAAAGTCTTTAAAGGTAATTCTCTAAATTGTAAATCTAATGTACTACTACTTACGATTGGATCTAAATCAATTGGCATATCATCACCTACCATGATGCACATGCATCAAGATTTATACTAGCAACAGAAGGTATTGTTCTCTTTATTTCTTTTGCATACGCTACACTAGATTTTTTAAACTCGAATATGTAATTCTCTGGATCAAGATTAAAAATCACTTGACCACTTACATCACTAATTGCACTCAGTAAAGCAACCCTACTTGAATCATAAACTATTACATTAACATCTTCTGCAACAACACCAGAAATTGTTATATCTACTGTTACAGCACAACTTCCAACACCATCATAACTATCAGAAGATAACTTCCTATTAGTGTAACTCCAAATACTATCGTCCGTTACAACGCTTCTTGTACTAACCTTTGCATCCAAATTATCTAATTTTGATGATCTAGTACTAGTTAATTTAGTATTTAATAAAAATACTCCGGTTGCAGCATCATTAGCATTAGTATTTATAGTATTAATTTTAGTATCTACACTATCAATATTTGTATCTATAATATCAATTTTATCATCAATTGTATCTATCGTATTATTAATTGTAGTTGTATTATTTAATATATTACTTATATTTGCATTATCTGGAATAGTATAATCAGCACTTGCTAATCTACTTGAGATTGTTGCATCTATTTTATCAAATTCATCTATTACACTAAAAGCAATCCCATCTTCAGTTTTGTAAACTAAAGGTTCACTACATCTAACTATAAAATAATCAGCTTCAGTAGGGGTAAAACCATATATGTATACACCAGCAAATTTATGTGTCATTAAATTATTAAAACTTACGTCCTGCCACTCTGAAGTTGTTCCATTCCAATATTTATTTTTTGATTGTGACCAAATTACACAGAAGGAGGAGACGCTATCAGTAACAGGAGAATTAGCATTATCTAGTATTAAAAATGGAATACTGATAAGTTGATTTACTTTATATATGTGTCAAACCCCCTTCCATTAAAATGGCCTTCATATTTCCTTTATCTTTATACTGATAATAATATATAGGTCTATTTGATACTGTAGAATTACTAGAATAAAAAGAAGTATATGTTAATAAATCTTCATCACTTGCTTTTATTAAAATACCATTATTAGCAGATATACCTAATACCCAATTTTTAACCAAATCTAATATATCAAAAACATAAACCGTACCTGAACTTGTAATTATATTGTATGAATTTATTGGTATTGGATTATAATCAGGTTGACCAACCCAATTAATATTTTCTAGCCAACTATTTGTCACTTCATGAATATTATATAATCCACTACCACCAACATCACATTTTAAATAAATATTCGCTTGAAGTAATATCGACATTCTAGGCAAGAGTGAAATTTCCGGTGGTTTCGTCAGTAATCTCCATTTATTACCACTTGAATCCTTACCTAATCTTAAAAATATATCATTAGCAAAATTTGATATTGGATTTAATGAAGAAATACAAGTATCAACTACACTACTTTCAGGATATTGAAGTTGGAGGACATGTACCGAAATTTTTAATCCCCACCCTCTTTATCAGTATAAATTAATTGTATTTGTTTTTTAGATTTGTAATATTTATCTCTTTGCTTTTTTCTATTATTTTTATCTTTAACATTATATTCTAATAAACATTCTGATTGTTCGCAACTATCAAAATACTTACAACGTTCATTACAATTCAATTAAAAATATCTCACTCCAATTTTATAAAATTTATATCATAAAACTATCGTTTTGTTATTATATTAAGATTTATCTTATTAATTAAAAAAATTATGCATCAATCAACCTAATGCATCTCTTAATTGCAGATACCGGCTTTACAACACCAACAGGTTTTACAACCTCAACAGTCTTTAAAACACTTGATACATCCACCAAACTAACCCTAATCGTAACCTTGTCTATCTGCAGATATGTATACATATACCCATTTTTGTCCTGCTTAGTCCAGTTCCACATAGTATTTGACTTAATTAATATGCGCTGTGGCATCATACCGAGCGTTGGGAACCAATCTGCTCCTTCATTGTCTGAGAGATAAAAATAACTGTTTTGCTCATCTGTACTGGTAACATCATAAGCATTGGAAGCCATCAATACACCGCTTGTATTCCACTTGTGATGCCACATTACCTCATATCTACAAGGAGAGGTTTTTTCAACTTCACCTGTGACACGGTTATACCTAACCATATAAGCTGTTTCAGCGTTGGCATCCATGCCCCAATGGACGTAGTTTTGCGTAAACAATGCCCCGCAAGCCCTGGCTCTTTGACTGCCCTGATCAACCCATGTCCAGGATTCCCCGCCATCTGATGAATACCCTATCCGTGGTTGTGTGCCTGTATCTCCACAACCCATCCAGAGGTTGTTAGTGTACGGGTCAAGCTGTATAAAGTGGATATGACGTACAACACTGTCCGTAAACACATATACAGGAGAAAAAGTCAATCCGTCATCGATGCTTTTCCACAGGTTTATCGTGGTTTTACCAACCGTGTTATACTCACCGATGTAGATATTTCCGTACTGATCATCACAAATACCATGAGTTAAAAAGGTGCTGTCACCCGTGACCAATACCTGTGTCCAGGTTATTAAATCTGTTGATCGTGCCACATAATACTGAGCTTTCCCCAACCCGGTATCCCAATAGACCATAAGAGCGATATATGTTCCTGATGTTGCAAGGAATACTTCTTTTAAAAAA